AAAACCAAAATAAGCTTAAAGTTTATTTGGCAAAAGAAAAAAAGAATGACATTAAACCAAATAGTCAAAGAACTGACAACGATAGGAAACGCCCACGAACAAATTAATTTTGTTTATTTTGGGGACGTTTGGGAACGTTTAAGTAACGGCGAAGTAACTTATCCTGCAATGTTTTTTACCTTAACCGGTGCGAATGTTGCTGCAAAGGAAATTAGTTATTCGTTTAGTCTTTACTTTATGGATCGTATGTTAATGGAAGAAACAAACGAAACTGAAGTATTATCAGATATGACACAGGTTGCAGGCGACATTGTTGCGCAATTAAGGTTTCCAATGGATTACCAAAAGGTTACTTGGACATTGAACCAAAATTTACCTGTGACATTTTATACAGAAAGCGACCCGGATTTATTAGCGGGCGTTAAATTAGATGCGATTTTGACAGTACCATTTATTAACAACAGGTGCGAAGTACCTTCAAATTATACTTATTAATGGAATCAAAGAAAATAAACCAATTAGCGACAGAACTTACGCCGGCGTTGTCAGACTTGACAATTATAGGCGACCCGACAACAGGAATAAGTAAAAAAATTACGCTTTCACAAATGGCGTCTTTATTTACGGGTACTGTTGAGGAATACGCAAACCTTGCTTCGTTTCCTTTGGTTGGTGCGGCTGACACTATTTATATTGCTTTAGATACAAACGTTTTATATCGTTGGGACACGGGTTTAACTTCTTACGTTGAATTGTCACCTAACATTATCAATTCATTGGTATTTAACGACGCAAACGGATTTGACGGAACTATTAGTTTAGTTGGTTCAGTTGCAACGCTTACAATTACAACCGCATTAACGACAGGTTCAATTGGTTTTATTGGTGCTTCAGGCGCTTTATTACAGGATAACGCAAACTTATTTTGGGACGATTCAAACAACAGATTGGGTATTGGTACAAACGCGCCAACAACTGCAATTGATACTTTTGGGTCAGGAATTATTACGCGCGTAAACGGTACTTCAACAAACAACGCATTTATTGGTTTTGCAAGCGCAGGAACTAATAAATGGTCAGTTGGTAATGTTCAGTCAGACCATAGATTTAGAATTTATAATGAAGCAACAACAAGCGAATTAGTTTCAGTTTTACAAACAGGCGAATTTGGAATTGGTATTGCAAACCCAACAACAAAACTTCATATTGACGGCGGTTCAAGTGCTTTGATTGCTAACTTAGACGCAAACGTTTCTGTTGCAAAATCAATTAGTTTCCGTTCAGACAATAGTAATAGAATTAACTTAGAAGTTTCAGGTACAGAATCAGGTTCAAATGCAGGTGCTAACTTTTTTTTAAGAACATACACAGATGCAGGTTCTTTATTAGAAACACCTTTTTCAATAGTTCGTTCAACAGGTGTTACGACATTAAAAAGTTTAACGCTTACAAATGCTTTGTCAATTGCAAATGGTGGTACGGGTTCAACAACGCAAAATTTTGTTGACTTAACAACAACACAATCAATTGGTGGTGCTAAAACTTTTACAAATATTTTAACAGTTTCTTTAACAAATGGGTCTGTCTTAATTAGAGATAATGGAAGTACACAAATTGAAGCAAATATTAGACATACTTCAACAAGAAATGGTGTTATTTCATTTACTGAAAATGGTGTTGCGGATAGGTGGGCAATTGGTACAAAGCCAAGTGACGGAACTTTATATTTTTCATCAAATTTTGATTTATCAGCACCTAAATTTACTTTAAGCAGCGCAGGTGTTGGTGTTTTTTCAAGCAGTTTAGTAGTAAATGGTTTAATTTATGGTAGAGCAAATTCTTCTTTTCCGGCTTCAGGATTAGGATATTATGCTTTAAAAACAAATAATTTTGACGGAGAAAGAGGTGGTTTAACTGTTCAAGTTTCAAGTTCTACAAATACTTTAACAGATGCATTAATATTAAATTATCTTGGCGCTACTACATTAATAAATACTTTAACAAATAGAATAGGACATACTATTTTTGGTGCAGCCGGTGGATATACAACAGGGGATAATCCTTTTATAGGACTTGGTACAACTGCTTCAGACACTTTTGGTGCAATCAATGCACCTTTTGGTGATAGAATGAGATTTAATGCATATCACGGTTTTGAATGGTACACTTCAAATAGTGGTGCAAGTGGTACACCTGTAACTAAAATGTTAATGACAAGTTCAGGAAATTTATTAATAAATTCTACAACAGACAATGGTTATAAATTGCAAGTTAATGGTTTTGCAAGTGTTACAGGTGTGCTTTTTGCATTAGGTACAAGTGCAGCTTTAGGTACTCAAAATAGAGAAGGGTCATTTAATTATTTATGGATTGGTTATAATGCAGGTTTACGTTTGTATAATGATGGCACACCTGCTTTTTTAGCTGAAATAAGTGCAACAACAGGTGTTTATACTGCATTATCTGATATTAATAAAAAGAAAGATTTTGAAGAATCTACAATTGGATTAAACGAAATTTTAAATTTAAAACCTACTTTGTATAGAATGAAAAATGATGATGAATCTATGCAAAAGCAATTAGGATTTATTGCGCAAGAAGTTAAACATTTTATTCCTCAAGCATATGTTGAAAGTGGTGATGATAATAATAAGTTTATAGGTTTGCAAGATAGACCAATTATTGCAGCATTAGTAAAATCAGTACAAGAACAACAAAAACAAATTGAAGAATTAAAAGCATTAATAAATAAATAAAATGAAAAAAATAAAATCAATACAAATTTGGGATAATGGTAAATTAATTGAAGCAACACAATTTCAATTACAGGCTATTAATGTTAATTTAAAAACTTCAGCAATTTTTTATTTTGCTTTATTTTCAGATGATAATATTAAATTGAATGAAGGAAACTTATTTATGGAAGGCAAAGATTATCAAGATTGGAAAACAGATGAATATGCTTGGAATTGGGCGGCTAAAAAATTAAATTTAGAATTAATAGCAGAATAATGACAATATTTTTATCAATAGTATTTTTAGTTCACTTAATTAGTTGGGTTTTATACCAAAAGCACCAATTTAATGAACGTGATTATTATGCAATAAGCAAAGAAGAATCATATATTGAGAATAAAAAATGGCATATTTGGAAGGGAATAAACCATTTGTCAGTTTACGTATTAGTTTGGTCGCTTTATGGCTTCTTTTCAATGGTATTTTTTGCGACTGCATTTTGGTTTGGTTTTGACATTCTTTGCAATATTATTGTTCTAAAAAGACCGGCATTTTATGTTGGTCAAACGGCGCAAACAGATTTATTTATTCGTAAGGTTGCAGAATTTATAAAAATAAAGCCTGAATATGCTTCGGCATTGATAAAAGTATTAATTTTACTAATATTATTAATTATTAAATAAAATTTATGACTTACAAAAACCTATTGGAATTAGTAAACAACTTGAACAATGAAGTTGTAAACCAACAAGTAAAAGGACAGGATACTAAAATTTCGCAAAAACTTGGGAAAGTTGCTAAAAAACTTGAAAAATATATTAACGAATACAATGAACAAGTTGAGGAAATAAGAATTGATAACGCTTCAACAGACGACAAAGGGGTAATTTTAAAAGAAGAAAAAGGCGGGTATAAGTTTAGCAAAGAAGGGTTGAAAAAAGTAATGAAGCAAGTCAAAGAATTAACTGAAAAGGAATTTAAATACGAACCAATAAACGTTGTTAATCCCGCAGGTTTAGAAGAATTTACTTTTCTAAAGGATTGGTTAACAGGCGTTGAATTTATAACAGAAGAAGAACTTTAAAATATGGCACAACATAGCGACCAAGCGGATTTTGGTGTATTAGTTAGCACGATCGGTGCGATTGTAAGCGTTACAACAATACAACCTGTTGTCACATTAATAGCGGGTTTGGTCGCTATTGTTTCCGGTATTATGGCGATTCGCTATTATTACAATGCCACGAAAAAAGTAAAGAATGATTAAAAATATTTTGATAGTTGTTTTATTGGCAATTGTCGTTTTATTTTTAACAACGCAACCGCAATACAAAGGCGCAAGTATTACGATTGTAACGGACACGCTTTACAAAGATACTGTAATTAAAAAATGGTACAAAGGCGATTCAATACCATACAAGGTAATTGACACGTTTAGGGTTGAGGCGCAAAAGGTTGACACGGCTGAAATACTGAAGCGTTATTTTGAAGTAAAAGCGTATTCGGATAGTTTACGGATAGATACGAATAATTACGTATATGTTCAGGACACAATAAGCCAAAATAAGATTGTTGGCAGGGGTTTTACGGCTAAAATAAGCGAAAAGACAATTTTAGTCAAAGAAACAATAATACCCAAAGACAAAAGTGCGCTTTATTTCGGCTTTATGTTTGATTTAAGACAGGATAACAGACAATTGGGTGTTGGTATTGGTGGCGCATTTAAAACGGCTAAAAAAGGGATTGTAACGGCAAACGCGACAACAAACGGATATTCGTTAGGATATTATTTAAAATTTTAATATGGCATTTGGTTGGAAACAATATTGGAAGCCTACGCCTAAGAATATTAGGAAATTCGCGGACGCTTTAAGCGCTGCGTCTTTGGCAATTTCGGCTTATTCTTTTATGTCGGATTACAAATTATTTGCATATATTACATTGGTAACGACGTTTGTGGCAAAATTTTTATCAAACTTTTTTAGCGCAGAAAATGAAGGATCAAAAAACAATTGAACGAATTAAGCTATTGCACCCTAAATTAAGGGACGAAGCTTTGGAAATGTACGACGACATTGTTTCGGCATTGTCAGGTTATGCAGCCTGTCGTTTTGCGTACACTTTAAGAACCTTCGCAGAACAGGACGCGTTATATGCGCAAGGGCGGTCAAAGCCGGGCGCAAAGGTTACAAATGCAAAGGGCGGTCAATCATATCATAATTACGGTTTAGCAATTGACATTGTTTTATTGGTTGACAAAGATAAAAACGGAACTTTTGAAACTGCAAGTTGGGACACAAAAACAGATTTTGACAAAGACGGCAAAGCGGATTGGATTGAAGTTGTCAATATTTTTAAACGATACGGTTACGAATGGGGTGGCGATTGGCGGTTTATAGATATGCCGCATTTCCAAAAAACGTTTGGAAAATCAATAAAAGAACTGCAATTGTTGCACACCCAAAACAAAGTTGACAAAAACGGATTCGTTCTAATTTAAACCTAATATGACAAAAACAAACCTAAAAACAAAACGCCGCAGACTATTCTTTGATATTGAAACTTCGCCAAACATAGGATTATTTTGGGAAGCCGGCTACAAAAAGAATATTACAACAGATAACATTATTCGGGAACGTGCAATTATTTGCATTTGTTATAAATGGGAAGACGAAAAAGAAGTTTATGCTTTACAATGGGACGCCAAACAGAATGACAAAAGAATGTTGGAACAGTTTGTTAAGGTTGCAAATACTGCTAACGAATTGGTTGGTCACAATGGCGACAAATTTGATTTGGCTTGGATCAGAACCCGTTGTTTATTTCACGGTATCGATATGTTTCCAAATTATCAAACAATTGATACGCTAAAGGTTGCCCGTTCTAAATTCCGTTTTCAATCAAACAGGTTAAATTACATTGCTGAATTTTTAGGCTTAGGCGGTAAAATTAAAACCGAATTTAATCTTTGGAAGGATATTCTATTGAACAAAGATAAGGTTGCAATGGAAAAAATGATTAAGTACTGTAAAAAGGACGTTTCATTATTAGAAGAAGTTTACAAGTTATTAGGCAACCATATCGCGCCAAAGACGCATTACGGAGTTGTATTTGGTCAAGACAGGGGAAGTTGCCCGGAATGTGGCGCGGATTCTGAAAACTTAATAAAAAATATGTCACGTACAACTGCAACAGGTGTTGTTAAAATACAATATCAATGTAAAGTTTGTAATAAATTTCATACAAAAACAGACAAATAATGAGCAAAATCCTATATACAATTATTGACGACTTGTTGGCACGTGAAGACAAAGGGATTAAGGAATACGGTACAACAATGGACAGAACAGACCTAACGGAAATTGATTGGTTGCAACACGCTTACGAAGAAGCTTTGGACTTATCAATATATTTGAAAAAACTTATAAAACTAAAAAAAGATGCGAATGCCAAAGGGATTTAATAAATGGACTTTGTCCCAACAAGACGAATTTTTCACAAAGAAGCTTCAGGAATTATACGCAATTGAACAGGATATTAGGCGCAATTTGGCAAAGATTCGCGGCGGAAACAGAATTGAATTCAAGGAAATAGAACGCCCGGACGAAGCGGAGTTAAAAGGTTTATAATGAAACTTTTAAAAATATATAGCAAAGGCAAAATTCTAAACTTTGACGCTTATATTCAGCTTCAGGAATTAGATCGTACCAACCCAAATTTCAAGGGTTGCGGTAACGAGTTTAAACAGAACCGGGATTGGTGGGTTATATTAGATAAAAAGAAAACAATTGTTGCTTATTGCGGTTCTATTTATACGCAGGGAATTTGCATATTCAACCGCGCGTGGGTTGACAAAAGGTTTAGGGGTTTAGGAATACAAAAGAAGCTTATTAAAATAAGATTGAAAGCGGCTAAAGAAAGCTGCTATATTGCAATTACATACACTACAAAGGACAATTACCCGTCGGCAAACAATCTAATTGCCTGCGGATTTAAGTTTTATTTCCCTGAATACGCTTACGGCGGGGACGAAATGTTGTATTTCCACAAAAATTTGGGTTAATTTTACCATTCATCAGTTTATTTTACCGTTCGTCACTAAATAACTTTGTTTACATTGTGTAAAACCTGTATATTTGTTGTCTAAACAAACCAAATGAATACAGAAACACAAACAACAATCGGTGAATTAATGCATAAGCCATTAAGCCGCGCCGCAGACTATGCAGGCGCATTGGGATTCAGTCGCGGTTCTTTGAATCTTATTTTACATTATGTAAAAGAAAACAATATTGAACGAATTGAAGAACTTGCGCATTCAGCTTTAGAACATATTGAAGACGTATTTATTAAACACCAAGTACAATGAATTTAGAATTAAAGCTTTTTAAACTTCAGGAAAACGTACGTTATTTCCAATGGTTATTTGATATTAGCAACGCGACAGATGCGCGAAAACGTATGGAAATGTTAAATTCAGCAAAAGAAAATTTGAAGAACTTTAAAAAGAAACATTACCCACAACTATTGGAGCAACCAAAAAACAATTTCCCAAAAGAACCATTTACGCCAATGTCGGAATGGTCAGAAAAATTTGAAGAATACGAATTTTAAAACCAAAAAAAACCTATATGAGTATTGTAAAAATTCAGGCAGAATTAAAAGCGCCAAAGGGTCAAGTAAATAAGTTCGGCAATTACAGGTACAGAAGCGCCGAAGACATTATTGAAGCCGTTAAACCTATTATTGCGAAGTACGGTTATTATTTAGTTATTTCAGACGCGATTGAACATTACGACGACCGATTTTATGTAAAGGCGGTTGCTGCGTTAGTAAATGAGCAAAACGAAGTAATTGTTCGTACTTCAGGTTATGCACGCGAAGAAGAAGTAAAGAAAGGAATGGACGCCGCACAAATAACCGGGTCAGCTTCTTCATACGCCCGCAAATCTGCATTAAACGGACTGTTTGCGATCGACGATACAAAAGACGCAGACGCAACCAACGAACACAAAGACGAAGTTGGTGACGATAAACGTTTATATTTGCAAACTTTATTAGAGAATACGCCATTCACAGAAGACAAAAAGAATAAAATGGCGATCAAAATTGAATCGTTTACAAAAGAAGACGATTACAACAAAGCTTTGAAAGTATTACAAAACAACCAAATTAGTAAATAATGCGCGAATATACAATTGAAGAATTAACGAATAAGGCGGAAAAAATGTTGGACTTTTTACAGAAGCCATTACCTAAAAATGATTCGGCGGATTACCACGACGCATTGATAAAACGATTGGACACGCTAAACGTTGCAATGACACAATCAGGCGAATATAGAACCGCCGCAGAATATAAAATTGAATGCGTTATTGATATGGAAATTGGCGACAAAATACACGAAATAATGGAAGGCAAATTGGCAACGTCAACTGTAAATATGTGGGTTAAAAGTAAGGCGCGTGAATGGTCACGTTTAAAAAACGCATTTGACAGGATAAACGCTTCTTCAGTTCACCAAATAGACGCAATTCGTTCAATCCTTAGTTGGGAAAAAGCCAAAATAAACCTATAATATGAAACAAGAAACTTATCAAGACTTAGAAAACGGAATGCAAAAATTGCTTCCAATGGAACGTCAAATGTTATTAGCTGAAGTTTACCATTATTGTTGGTATTCGCACGAAGCTTATAGCGAATTAAGAACATTCTTAAATAAATGGGAAAAAGAATGTAATTTTAAAGCCGTATTTTTTAAACCGGAATCAGAAGATTCCACAAACTAAACATAATGTCAGAAGTAAAAAAAGAAAATTGGGGTGCTTGGAAAAAGACCACAAAAGATGGGAAAGAAGTAATTAATTTCGCAATTAACGGTAAACGTTACAATATGTGGGTTAATTCGTACAAAACAGAGGCAAAACACCCTGATTACAAAATTTATGAAGATACTTACGTTGCGCCGACAGATGCGCAAAATAAGCCTGTAAATAACGAAACAACCGGATTCAAACCTTATAACGACGATTTAGAATTTTAGATTATGCAAACATTACAAAGCGAAATTTTAGACTTTTATAAGTCGCACAGACAAAGTTTAAGACTGTTGCACAATATAATGAAGGCAAACAATTTAATAAAACAGGAAGAAGTTATTATTGACCCTGAATTGTCAAATGAAGCAAAGAAAATATCTTTGATTGTTGAGGAAATTTTTGACGTTAATATGTCAGTAAGAAGCCGAACCAAAAATATTGTTGACGCAAGGAAGGCGGCTGCGTATTTAATCAGAAAATACACGACTTTGTCATTAAGCGAAATAAGGCAATACATTGGGGTTGGCGATCATACGACAGTAATGTACAATATCAATTCAGCAAAGGATTTAATTGACACCGCAGATTGGTTCAGAAATAAAATTGCATTCCTTGAAAAAAGAATTGAAAAAAGCATTATATTTGCAGACAGGAAATAATTAAAAGCGTTATGGTACAACGCAGTTAGGAATATATTGGGTCAACGGATTTTCGGCAAGTACCATTTGCCGGCGTCCCGCGACCCTTTTTTATTATGAAATATTTTTTACACGATAGCAATGCATTTGAAGACGAAAAGGTTGCTTTGCTTTTTATGAAGTACGGATATGAAGGTTTAGGATTGTTCTATACGATCCTTGAAAAGTTAGCTAAACAGGAAAAACCTGTTAATACTGAAGTGCTAAAAATGCAATTAAAGGTTGGCAAAAAACTTGAAAAATGTTGGAACTTTATGGAAAGTATTGACATAATTTCGTCAAACAATGGTGAAACTTTCAACAAACAATTGCTAAACTTTAGTGAAAAGTACAAGATAAAAAAAGAAAAAAACCTTAAAAGAATTTCACAATGGCGTGAAAATCAGGACATTGCGGAAAATGTAACGCATTACAAAAGTGTTCGTAACGACCATAAAGAAAAGAAAAGTAAAGTAAAAGAAAGTAAAGTAAATAGTATTATAACTGTTCAACCTACGGTTGACCCACAAACAAACTTTTTAATTTTAATTGAACCTTATAAAAATACTTTAGCTGAATCTTACGAAGAATTTATTGCCTATTGGTGCGAACCGTCAAAAAGTGGTAAATTGCGTTATGAATTAGAAAAGTTTTTTGATATTAAACGCCGCGTGAATACGTGGTTACAAAATCGCATAAAATATGGAAATACAAAAAATACTGACCCAACTGCCGCAAGCCGCAAACGAATGGAAGGACTATCCGATTGGGTTAATAGCTAAAGAAGATTTACCAATTGTTGAAGCATTTAAAGGCGAAAAATTAGCAGTTGTTGACGTGCATAATTTGAAAAGCACATTGGCATATATTTTCACTTTGATTGGATTAACAAGGTTGCCGGACAAAATGGAATTGGATATTATCGAAGACTATATTCGTACAACTTACCCGCATTTTACAATAAATGAATTCAGGATTGCGTTTAAAATGGCAGTACAAGGTCGTTTTGATTGCAATACAGACCATTTTGAAAAGTTTTCACCTAAATACATATCCCAAATAATGAATGCCTATAAAGCTAAAGCAAACGAAGTACGTAAAAATATTCCACCGCCGCATGAACCGCCCGTTCCGCAATTAACAGACGATCAGATTGTTGAGTTTACAAAGAACGAATGGTTAAATGGTAAGCGTGAGGATTTTAACAAGGTATTTAATGCGGATAAGGTTTTTGCTATCTTATTGAAACAGAAGAAGTTAAACTTTACGCCTGAAGAAATTTTGTACACAATTAAGGTAGTGCGCGAAGACAATTTGCAAAGGCTTAATAAGATGCACCCGTTGGATGCAAAACAGTTCAGCAAAAGCATAAAAAACGAAGATTTTATTGAAACACAATGTAAAAAATTAGCTTTAGTTAAATATTTTGAAAACTTATCAAATTAAATATACTCACTTTGGTACTGTAAAATATTGTTATACCGATAATTTTACCGACTTTTATGCAAATTATCCTGAAGTGCAAACAAGGCAAAACAGGCTCGAATTAAAAAAAGAATTTTACCAAAAAGTATGGACATATCAGCAAACGATCTTACAAAATGGGCAAAAACAAACCTTGAATGTATCGGGTACAGGTTGAACAGGGTAAACAATATTCCATTTGGTAAACGTAAAGGGACGATTCAAAAAGGTTGGGCGGACTTACAAGGATACACAGAAAACGGCGTTTATGTAGCGGTTGAAGTTAAAAAGATTGGCGATCGTTTAAGCGTCGAACAAAAAGAAAGGTTAAAAGATATTTACGAATGTGGCGGAATAGTGTATATTTGTACTGAAGTGGATAATAAACCAACTTTAATTGAATGGTCAAAAATGAAATTTTAGCGGAATATTGGGATTCAAAGGAAGTAAACGACGCCTTTGGAAAAATGCAACCTGAAGAATTGCAGTACGATTTGAAAGCTGAAGTTTTTTTAGTTCTTTGTGAAATGGACGAATCAAAGTTGGTTGGAATGTACGAACGAAACGAATTAAAATTTTACATTGTGCGAACTATGTTAAATATGATCAAAAGCGACAGAAGTACATTTTTTAAAAATTACAGGAATTACACGGAGTTTGTAGGTAACGAAGTAAACAGGGAGTTGACACGATTAAATGAAGAACCGACAGAATTGTTTGAAAAACTTGAAAGGAATTTAGATGATTTACATTGGTATAATAAGGAAATATTGAAGCTTTATGCGATTGACTTTAAGAAGAACGCTAAAGAATTAAGCCGTAAAACAGGCATTCCGTATATGTCAATCGTAAGGACTATAAATAAAACCAAAAAATTAATGAAAACAAACATACGCAAATGATTTTATCAATTATAACCGCCGTCTGTGCATCACTATTTATTAACGATATACATAACCTTCCCTTTAAATGGAAGGCAAATTTCAAGCCATTTAATTGCGGAAGTTGCTTGGCTGCGTGGCTTGCACCAATACACTATTTCGCACCTGAATTAATCCAAAACATTACTTCAACAATGTTTATTGCCGGATTTTTAGCGCCAATTTTATCAAAATTAATTTGGAATTTATGGAAATAAAAGAAGAACACCGCAATTGGTTGGAAGCCAATATTGGTAATTATGAAACTGCAAAGAACGGGTTTATTAGAAACCTTGAATTGTCAGAACTTCAAATGTACGAACACATTTACAGATTGTATTTAGACCCTAATTTTTTATTGTCTGTTTGGTGCGGCGCTTGTAAGTACGAAATGATTATGCGTTTGTACAAATGGTACGAGCAACAACCAAAAAGTTTACCAATAGAAAACAACGAAGAAGTAATTATTACTTTTATAGTTGAAGAACCAAAAAAACGTGGACGTAAACCAAAAAAATAATGGCAAATTTTATACACCCAACCGCCATAATTGGCGACAACGTTATTTTAGGCGACAATAATTACATTGGCGCTTATTGCATTATTGGTGACCCGGCTGAACACAAAAAGCATTGGGACAAGCCAAAAGGCAAAGTTTATATTGGTTACAATAATATTATTACAGGATTGGTTACAATTGATGCAGGTACAGAAGACAATACGACAATTCTAAATAATTGTTTTATTATGAAGCACGCGCATATTGGTCACGATTGTTTTATTATGAATAATGTGACAATAAGTTGCGGCGCTAAAATAGGCGGACATTCAATTATTAATGAATATTCAAACATTGGATTAAACGCAGTATTGCATCAATTTACGAGAATTGAACGCGGTTGTATGATTGGCGCAAGTGCATTTATAAAAGGTGAAACAGAAGAATTTACTAAATACGCAGGAGTTCCCGCACGTAAAATTGGAATAAATGAATATAGCCGTAATATTATTAACCCAAAATAGGGCAGACCTGACGAAACAGGTTATTGACAAGAATTTTTACAATAGCGGTCACGACGCGCATTGTTATCTTATTGACAATGGAAGCGACGACGAACAGTTTTCTGAAATACAATCATATTACAATTGGCATTTTGCAAGTTGGTCACTACATAAAAGGGGGATTGCCGCAGGTGTTAATTTAGGTTTAGCCATTACGCAGGAATACGACGGCGTTTGTATATTGGCAAATGACATACTACTTCCTGACAATTGGCTTAAAAATTGGGTTATGTTTTCAAAACGTGTGTCAAAAACAGGGATTATTGGAATACATTGCGTTGAAGAATTGCCGCCATTGGTTGATGGAATACATAAAACGCATACACCTTTTGGGAATAACTTCCTTACAAGGGAACTAATTGACACGATCGGGGGATATAACAAAGAATACGACCCGTACGGAATGCAGGACAGGGATTACGGCGAACGCGCAACCATTGCCGGGTTTACTAATTACTATTTACCGGAATTACGTTCTGAACATATCGGACACGACGTTGGTAATGGCACAGAATACAGAAGAATGAAGGACGAAAGTTTAATGCGCGCACAGGCGGTTTGGGAAAAATACCAACCAATTTATCATAAAGAAAAAAAGATTAAATGCGAATTTTAGCAATTACGAGCAAAACAAGTGGGGTTGGTTATCATAGAATTATGATGCCGTTGGTAAATATGAAGAAGGATTATTGTTTAATGACCGATACAGTAAGCGAAGAAACATTTGAAGGTAATTATGATATTGTGGTTATGAATCGTATGCTTGCAAACATAACGCCCGAACAAATGTCTGAATGGCGAAAAAAGTACGGTTTTAAATTAATAGTTGACAACGACGATTATTGGCATTTAGACCCTTCGCATATACTTTACGAACGATATGTTCTAAATAACGTACCGCAACAGATCATAAATTGGATTAAGATTGCCGACCTTTGCACAGTTACGCACGAACGATTGGCGGATGAAGTTTACCAATACAATCAGAATGTTGAAATATTACCAAATGCGATTCCATACGGTGAAGAACAATTTAAAGACTTTAAAACAGAATCAGACATTGTTCGTTTGTTTTGGTCAGGATCGGGAACGCACGGTAAGGATATGGAAATACTGCGCAACCCAATGAAGCGAATCAATTTCCCGGTTAAAACTGTTATTGCAGGGTACAACGAAGGCGAAAAGCCAATTTGGGACGGAATGATTGCGGCATTTACTAACGGGTTGAAACTGAACCCTAAAATATACAATTACAACGAAGTGACTTCATATATGGCGGCTTATTGCGATTCGGACATTTCGTTAATACCTTTGGCGGATTCCAAATTTAATTCAATGAAGTCTAATTTGAAGGTACTTGAAACCGCAGCAAAGAAGAACCCGGCAATTGTTAGCAACGTTCACCCGTACAGGGGGTTTTATCCTGCCTGTCACGTCAATAGCCAAAAGGATTGGTATTATTGGATCAAGTTGTTAACCAAAGACGCAGACGCCCGTAAAAGCTACGGAAATGCGTTATACGAGTACTGCAATAAGAACTTCAACTTACACGAAGTAAACAAGCGCCGTTTTGCTATTTATAATAAACTAATTAGCAATGCCGGTAATTAAATGTTCAAACGGGAAATACAGAATTGGGTCAGGTGCTTGTATTTATGATACAGAAGAAAGCGCGCAAAGGGCGTGGGCGGCAATTAGGGTTTCAATGGTCAATTCATACAACGATTACCCAAAAGCGGCAATACTAAACGCACAAAAGGCGTTAAATATTAGAAACGAAAACAAGTCAACTTGCGGTACACCTGTCGGTTGGGCGCGTGCAAACCAATTAGCAAGTGGCGAAAACATAACACGTGACACAATAGCACGAATGGCGTCGTTTGAAAGGCATAGACAGAATTCAAAGGGTGACCCTAAAACAGACTGCGGTGCGTTAATGTGGTTGGCGTGGGGTGGCGACGAAGGTATTGAATGGGCGCAAAGAAAACTAAAACAAATTGACAACCAATAATGGAATATTTTATTCAGTTTGGCAACTTTAGGATTTCGTTTCATTTATTACCGCGCAATATATTGTTCGGCATAAACATAGGCGAAGCGGTTGACGAAAATACACAATTCCATAATTCAGTTGCAATTGGCTTAATATTTGTTGCTTTCACCTTTGTACTATTTGATGAAAAACTATACTAAGATTTATTTGGATTACTTTGGGTACGGAATAGAAGATTTTATTCCCTGCGAAGTATGCGGGAACAAGGCGGTTGACATTCACCACATAGAAGCAAGGGGAATGGGGGGAACTAAAGAAAAGGACAGGATTGAAAATTTAATGGCGCTTTGCCGTTATTGTCACGTCGTAATGGGGGACACAAAGACACATTTGGAATATTTAAAAGATAAGCATAAAAAGGCATTAAATGGCAAAGATTAAAGGCGACAGTCAAAAGACTAATTTCGGAAAAAGAAAGTGCGGACACGCGAAGAAAAGTTATAACAAACACAATCCACGACCAAAGGCGTACAAAGGTCAGGGAAGGTAAATTTTTGTCGTTGGGTGAATAAGAACGACAAGTATCTTAAAATAAGCACAGGTTTGACCATTTACAACCAAATAAGGTATTTATATCGTTGGCGTCCTTAAAAATGGTATCTTTAAAAACAAAGGTATTACAATGGCAAAGGAAGTTAAACAAAAACACGGTGGGACATTAAAGGTTCTTCAGAAAGGCGAAACGGCAAACCCGAACGGGCGACCGCGTAAATATGTCAGCCTATTAAAAGAACAGGGTTACAAATTAGCCGAAATAAACGATTCAATTCAGGCGCTTATGTCAATGACACCAAAAGAATTGGAAGCCGTTACAAAGAACCCTGACGCGACTGTACTTGAAATGACAGTTGCAAAGGCAATCATTAAGTCAATGAATAATGGAAGTCTTTATTCAATGGACACTTTATTGTCACGCGTTTATGGTAAACCAAAAGAACAGGTTGACGTTCAACAGGACACGAAGATTGAAGTCGTATTTGTTGACGGCAAAACAATTTTGTAGTATCTTTATAAAAACAAACCTATGAAACACGTAATTAAAGCTTTAAAATGGGCGACACGACACGACGAATTAAGATATTTAGAATCTGAAATTGTAAAAATAACTAACAGATTAGAAGAAGAAAAAGAAGAACTTTTAGAAATTATAAATAAAAGGGATAAACTTATTGAAGAACAAAAAGAAGTTAAACAATTTATTGCTTTACACGATACGGAAAATAAATAAATGCGCATAGAACTTCCAACACCTCACGCGAATCAGGAAAAGATTTTGAACGCCGATAAGCGTTATATCGTTGTTATGTGCGGACGTCGTTTTGGGAAGTCTGAATTGTCGCAAATACTAATAATCAAAGAAGCATTAAAAGGCGGACAGGTTGCATACATTACGCCAACATACGGATTGGCTGAAGTATTTTTTGAACGATTGTCAAAGGTACTTCCATTTAAAAGCAATATTAAAAAGCTTAAAATATATTGTCCCAACGAAGGGTCAATTGAATTTTTTACAGGTGAACGTTTAGACAACTTGCGCGGTCGTAAGTTTCATTTGGTTATTGTGGACGAAGCCGCGTTTATTGCTGACCTTGAAGACGGTTGGAATAATAGCATACGCCCAACGTTGACCGACTACGAAGGGAAGGCGGTATTCCTTTCAACGCCACGTGGGAAAAACTTCTTTTATTCTTTGTTTATGAAACAGGGCGAAAACGATTGGCAAAGCTTTAAATTTAGTACGTACGACAACCCGCATATTAACCCGCGCGAAATAGACGAAGCACGAATTCAATTACCTGAAGTTGTATTTGAACAGGAATATATGGCGAACCCGTCCGAGAATAGCGCAAACCCTTTTGGCAACGCATTCATTAAACGCTGCGTCAAACCTATTTCAGCGCAACCGATTGTTTGTTATGGCATTGACCTTGCAAAGTCTGTGGATTACACAGTTATTATTGGGTTGGATAAGGACGGCAACGTGGCGTATTTTGACCGCTTTCAAATGGATTGGCATAACACCAAAGAAACAATTAAAAGGTTGCCGCCTGCGCCAATTGTAGTGGATTCAACAGGGGTTGGCGACCCGATACTTGAAGACTTACTTCGCGAAGGGGTAAATATTGAAGGTTTGAAATTTACAAGTCAATCCAAACAACAGTTAATGGAAGGTTTGGCTTCAGCGATCCAACAGGGACGAATCGGATTCCCTGAAGGGGTTATTGTGGACGAATTGGACGTGTTTGAATATCAGTTTACTTCGCACGGCGTAAGGTATTCAGCGCCTTCAGGATTCCACGACGATACCGTAATGGCTTTGGCTTTAGCGTGGCAAAACCATAATATCAAACGCGGTTCAGGGCGTTACGCCTTCGCTTAACCGTTTATCCTTATTATTTACCGTTCGTCACAATTTTAGAAAAAACTTTGCAAAATGTTTGGAAGTTGTATAAAACCTGTGTTATATTTGTGGAAACAAAGCAATTACAATGAAAACAATTAACGAATTAAAACCAACAAAATACAATTACACAGTTGTATTGGTTAAAAAAGACGGTTCTTTTTCTCAATATGGTAATGGCAGCGTAAAATTAGAAAACGCACAAAAAAACGCAAACTATTGGAATAAGAATTTTAATTTTGCTTCTTATCCTGAAAGCGATTTTTTTGATATAGCAATTATAAATAAATAATTATTAACCTATCCCCCGCAGGGGTGCGACTGTTCAACGCACATTTTAAAACTTATACAATGGCAAACAGACTAAAAACCAAAGAAGAAAAACAATTAGAACATTATGCAGCAATGCAAAAGCAATACACCAAAGATTCTTTGGGTATGGTTTGGTTCTTTATTATTATGGGCGCAGCTTTATTATTAACCGCTTTAATTGAAAACATTTAATATGCCATATTCAACTTGTTGTGGTGCGCACACCAATTACCCTGAAATTGACATTTGCCCGGATTGCTTAGAACATTGCGATTGGGAAGAAGAAGACGAAGACGAAGACGAAGAAGAAGCCGACAATAAAATTGAACAGGATAAATTAAACCGATTATAAACGTACGCCGCCTGAAGCATTTTTTAATATTAAAAAAACAAAGATAGTAATTTGGGGAACTTTGGGCGGCTTTTTAAAACAAACCTTATGTCAAAGAATCAATATTTAATGGGTCAGGAATATTTGCTTCGCCTTGAAAACGAATGCTTAATTGAAAGGATTACGAAATTGGAAAAGGAATTGGGGTTTAAGGAAAAGGAAATTAAAGATTTAAGAATTCAATTAAAAATGGTTAACTTAGCAATGGCAGACGTCAACCAATAATACTGTCCCCGTCCAATTCAACAATCAATTATTAACAGGGGTGTTAGTTATGTCACGGGCGGGGATATTTAAAAGCTTATACAATGATTAAAAACTTTGAAGAAATTACCTGCGAATTAACGCCGGACGAAAAAAGATTAGTGCCTGTAATTATCAGGGGTTTAAACCTGAAAAGCAAAGCCAACCCAATTAAAGGCGCTGAAATAGTCGCAGCCATTAACGGGCAAAAAGAAAAGTACGGAATTAAACAATTTTCTGAACCGCGTTTGCGTAAAATCGTTAACTTTATAAGGTCAGAAGGAATATTGCCGGTTATTGGGACGTCAAATGGTTATTATGTATCATACGACGCGGACGAATTAAACGGGCAAATTGAAAGCTTAACACAACGCGCCGACGCGATTATGTCAAGTGCTAACGGATTAAAAAAATGGATATGATTAATAAATGCCAAAACTGCAAATATTTTGCAACGCAGGATTCAGGATATTCCAATTGGACGGTATTGGAAGTTCATAATACTTGTTTAAAAGGAAAATTTAAAAACATTGAAGATTCTTACGAATGGGAAGAAAAACAATTTTATAAACAATTTGAAAACTGTCAAGATTTTACAGAAGCTAAAATTTGGATTAATTTTGATGTTGACGGCGAAATAACAATTGAAGATTATAAAGAAGACGAAGAAATTTATAATCTATTAAAGCAAAACGGGTTTGAATAAAGATTATTATATTGAAAACGGATTTAAGGTATTCACAGAAGAATATCATTTAAAAAGGGGGTATTGCTGCAAAAATGGTTGTCGGCATTGTCCTTATCAGAAAAAAGACTTAACTTTGAATTATGAAATGGAACGAACTGACCCTTTGGCAATACCAACAATTGATGCCAATAATAACAAACCCGAATAAAGATTGGACAGAATTGGACGTTGACATTAAATTGTTGACGATTATTACAGGGTTGACAGAATACCAAATTGACAGTTTAAACATTGAAGACTTAAAAGAACTGCGCAAAGAATTGGCATTTTTAGACGAACCAATTGAAGGTAAACCGGTTGACTATATTAAAACAAACGGCAAACAATACCGTATAAACTACGACATTAAGAATATGCCGGCGGCGCGTTACATTGAAAGCAAGGTTTTCAGTAAGGAAACTTTGGCGAATCTTCATAAAATAGCGGCTTCAATGGTAATACCGCAGAAAAAGAATTGGTTTGGCAAATGGGTTGACGATAAGTACGACGCGAGCAAGCACGAACAATACGCTGCGGATATGCAGGAAGCAAACTTTGTGAACGTTTATCATTCGTTGGTTTTTTTTTATCAAGTTTACAAAAATTGGATCGAAGTTTCGCGGGATTATATGAGGGCGGAAATGACGACGGCGGGGATGACAACGGAGCAAGCGGATTCGGTTCTGTTGCTTTTATGCGAATCTATGGATGGCATTATACCGCCAAACTTGTTGCCGAACACGAAAATATTAGAACTTCAGAAGCTTTTGAAATGAAAACGATTGAGTTTTTAAATACAATGGCATATTTAAAGTCAAAGAACGCTTACGACCGCGAACAGGCAAAGCGCATAAAATATTAGATTTGGTTTTATTGTAATAAGCGAAAATTACCCTGTGTTTTTACACGGGGTTTTTTGTGCGGTATTTAGAACCGTTTTATCTATTTAAGGTTATGAGTGAAGCCAAAGCACAGGCAAAAGCATTAAAGGAAGGTTTTTTAAAAACAATCGGTGATCAATACAACCTTATTGACCCGACTGAATTTCCTGTTGCCGAACAAATGCTTATATTCTACGGTAAACAATTCAACGACGAAGTACAGAAGAACCTTGCAAAAAGCGGTTCAATTGCTTCAGGTAAAATTGGCGACTTAGTTGTACCAAAGGTCAACAAATTTGGCAATGATTACGAAATGTGGTTGGGTTACGATAAGGATAACCCGGCTTCAGTTTATTATAAGTACGTTAATAAGGGGGTACGTGGTGCGGGCGGTGCAAATGCAAAGCCAAAAAAGGTTGCTTCAGATTCACCTTACCAATATAAGACGCCGTTCCCAAATAAGAAAATGGCAACGTCAATATTGCAATGGTACAGATTAGGTAAAGCAAAGACGACAAACGAAACACAGACAAAGAAACTAAGCACGACACAAAGGAAAAACAGAAAGCTTAAACAGACCGTAAATAAAGCGCCTTCATTAAAAACATTGGCTTACGCAACCGCTTCAGCAATAAAAAGGGACGGTTTACGTACGACTTCGTATTTTGATAACGCAGTTAAGGCGGTTTTCAATAAGGAATTCTTTACAACAATGGCAGAAGCTTTTGGCGGCGACGTTCAATTACAAATTAGACAAATTGGCAATAAAATAGAATCAAGTAATGGCAATAACAATAAATAGTCAACCGGCTACGTTTCCGAGTATGCACGAAGACCTTTGGTTTGTGGCTTCTTCAACAAATGTTGGGGTGACAAATTTTAAATTCGTATATGATATTTACATAAATGGCGCACAGGTAAGCCGAAATAAGGTATTCCCTTCGCCGTCGGCTGAAGGAAGTTACGGCGTATTTAACGCATCCCCAATGGTGCGCGCATACGTGACAAACTATTTTGAACCTTCAGGTACAACCGTTTTAATGGCATCAAACGACAAAATAAAGGTTGATTATCAGGTTCGTATTGGCGAAGAAGTAAGCGGCGCGGTTATTCCTAATTTGGCTTCAGGTTCTTATTCAGCTTACAATTATTACGCACCTTTATTTAGTGACATATTTACGGAAAACGGCGAAGTACCTTTGGTATTGTCTAATTACTACGATAATTTACTTATTGAGAATTACACGGACGATTGGTTAAGCGACCGCGACAATTCAGATATTACGATTGAATACGGCGACCAATTTTTTATTACATTCTTAAAGATTACAGGCGGCGCTTATAAACTTTGGGTACAACCTACAAACGAAGACGGAACTTTTGGAACTGCGGTAAGCGGTGACCTTACAATGACCGGGCAATTTAACCTGTTCAATTTTCAGGCTGCGGCAATTAATGCGTGGGCGGGATCAGATATAATTACACAAAATACCTACGGGTACAAAGTTTACATTACGTTAGGCGCTGCGGTTACAAGGGTATTGAATTTCAGACACGTTTGCAACCCTAAATACAGACAATACAACCTTCATTTCCTTAACAGATTGGGCGGTTATGATTCAATGGCGTTTAGATTGGTAAACAAGCGACGCAGCGAATTTAACCGTGCTTCATATAGACGCAACCCGTACCAATTGTCAGGCGGTCAAATGAAAAATATTGATGCTTACAACAAATACAACGAAACGACGTACAACTTCGCAATTCAGCATACTGACTATTATATGTTAACAAGCGATTGGGTAAACGAACAGGATTACGCTTGGTTGGCGCAATTAATGGCGTCACCGATTGTTTATATGGAAGTTCAAGGCGCGTATTTCCCGGTTACAATTAGAAACACGAATTACCAATACAAATACAGGGTTTCGGACGGCTTATTTAATTTTGATTTAGAAGTTGAAGTTGGTAAATATTTAAACAGTCAATACAGATAATGATTAGAACCGAAATTTATATTGAAGACAACGCAATTGACTTATTGAAGGATATTGGAACGGATTTCACGTACACGATTGACGACGTGCGCGATTTTGGAAGCCGCAATACTTCTTTTAGCCGTACAATATCAATTCCTGCAACTGCGAAGAATAACCAAATATTGGGTTTTGCTTTTGATTTGGGAACGTCAACCGAATATAATGCGGATTTACCCAACGTTAATACAAACTTTACGCCGTCACAGGCTGCAAAGTGCGAAGTATATATTGATAAAATACAGATTTTTAAGGGGGTTATCAGAATCCTTGAAATTGTAATGAATAAAGGTACAATTGAATACCAATGCGCGGTTTTCGGTGAGTTGTCAGGGTTTATTACCGAATTGGGGAATAAGCGCTTAGAAGACCTTGATTTTAGCGAATACAACCATACTTGGAACGTTGACGCTATTACAGATAGTTGGGACACAATAAACGGTTCAGGTTATTATTACCCTTTAATTGATTACGGCAATGTTTCAACAAATAAAGATAATTTCAGCGTTTATACATTTAGACCGGCATTATACGTAAAGGAATATATTGAAAAGATATTTGAAGGTACTTCGTACAGTTTAAATTGTGACTTTTTTAATACTGACTTTTTTAAAAAATTAATTATTCCAAACAATAGTCAAGGAATTCAGGGAACGAATGACAGATTTATTTTAGGCACGATTAATGCAACCAAAACAATATTAAACAGTAATACACCAACGGCGCGAAATGCAAATTTGTCTTTTGATAATACGACTTTACTTAATTTCACAGAAAATGCAGGAAAAAGCATTTTTACTTATACTGACGGCACAAAGACAGTTAATGCATTGGCTACAATAACCGGCATTTATCAAACCGACGCCGCTTCATCAATTACTGCGACTTTATATGTTGCAGGTGTTGCGGTTCAGACATTGACAGTAAATACATTTTCAGCAAATAACCCTTTCACATTCAATATAAATTGGACGGGGGATATTGCAAACACGAACGAAGTGCGTATTGAATTAAGCGTTCCGGCAACGGCGAATACTTATATTGTAAACGTTTCAAGTGCGAATTTTACATTTACCCAATTGGCTGCACAGTTGGCAACTGTTGCTTACAATGGTACTGTTTCAATGAATAATAATTTACCAAAGGGTATTTTCCAAAAAGACTTCTTTTTGTCAGTATGTAAAATGTTCAATTTGTACGTTTATCAGGATAACATAAATGAAAAGCAAATTAATATTGCACCATATATTGATTTTTATTCAGATGCGGTTACAAATTCAATTGATTGGTCACAAAAGATTGACACGGCTTCAACAATGTCAATTAAACCAATGTCACAGTTGAACGCCCGTTATTATGCGTACAGATATTCAGAAGATTCAGATTATTATAATGAAAACTATAAAAAGAAGTACGGTCAAACCTATGGCGACTTTATTTATGATTCAGAATTTGATTTCGTAAAAGATACGGCTTCAACGCAAATTATCTTTGCGCCTTCTGTATTATACCAACCAACAGGACACGGACATTCAGATAAATATTATACAACAATTTTTAAATTGTCAAATAATAACACACAGGAAGATTCAATGGATTCTGTTATTCGTATTTTAATGGCTAAAAAATTACCTATTGACCACCTTTGGCATATCAAATCAGGTGCAACGGGCGGTGGTTCAGATTTAGCTAATTTGTACGTTTATGGATATGCGGGACATTTGGACGATCCAACGAATCCAACAATTGATTTGAATTTTGGCGCACCAAAGGAATTACAATTTCCTGCGACAACATACCCGACGAATAACTTATTCAATACGTATCATAAACCGTACATTTTGGAAATTACAGATATGGAATCAAAGTTGTTGACCTGTCGCGTTTATTTAACGGCGGTTGACATTTACAATTTGGATTTCAGCAAATATATTTGGATTAACGGCGTATTGTTTAGATTGAACAGGATTGATTCATACGACCCAACAGATTACAGGACAACCCTTGTAAATTTATTAAAAGTAATAAACACTAATTAATGGCAGAAGAAATTATTGGTATAAAGGTCACCACAGACACCGCGCAGGCGACCGCAGACGTACAAAAATTAGACAAGGCGTTTGAGGATACAGACAAGTCGGTTAAAAGTTTAAGAACCCAACTAAAGGAAGCACAGGCAGAAGTTGGTTTAATGGCTGACAAGTTCGGTGCAACTTCAAAGGAAGCTATTAATGCGGCTAAAAAGGCGGCTGACTTAAAAGACCGTATTGGCGACGCGAAGGCGTTGACGGATGCATTCAACCCGGATGCAAAGTTTAAGGCGGTTGCTTCTTCATTGGCAGGTGTTGCCGGCGGATTTAGTGCGCTTCAGGGTGCAATGGCTTTGTTTGGTAATGAGAATAAAGACGTTGAAAAGGCATTATTGAAGGTGAATGCTGCAATGGCATTGTCGCAGGGTTTACAGGCGGTTGGTGAAAGCGTGGATTCATTCAAACAATTGGGTGCGGTAATTAAAAGTACAACAACGTTTCAGGAATTAAACAACGCTGCAACTAAAACGGCGGCGGCGGTTCAAAAGGCGTTTGGCGTATCGGTTGAAACTACTTCAACAGGGTTTAAGGTTTTAAAAGGCGCAATTGTTGCAACCGGTATTGGTGCTTTGGTTGTTTTATTAGGTGAGGTAATAAATAACTTTGATGCCATTTCAAAATGGATTAAAAGCAGTCCTTTAGGCGCTTTAGCAAATGGCGTTGGCAAATTGGTTGAACAATTTACAGACTTTATTGGGGTTACAAGTGAGGCGGAACGTAATTTAAATAAATTATCAGGTGCAAATAAGCGCGCAAACGAAGACATTGAAAATCGTATTAAAGTATTAAAGGCGCAAGGCGGTTCTGAAAAGGAAATTTATGATTTAAGCCAAAAAAGAGTTGAAAACGAATTGTCAACTTTACGTGAAAGCTTAAAAACAAAAGGCAAATTAACAGAAGAAGAATCAAAGCAATTCAGGGATTTAAAGACTGAACAATTGGTTTTGACGGCTGACTATAATAAAAAAAGCGCAGACGCAGCGGCAAAGGCGGCTGAAGATGCTAAAAAGAAACGCGACGAAGCAAGTAAACAAGCCATTGAAGATAAAAAGACGGCTGACAAAATGCTTTTGGATTTACAGAATGAAAAGGCATTGGCTGAAATTACTTCTGAAGACGACAAAGCAAAGAAACAGGCTGAAATAAATATGAATGCCCGTATTACTGAAATTGACGCTTTAAAGGTTGACACAAAAACAAAGAACGAATTAAAGAAGGCAACAGAAGAAGCTTATCAATTAGAAGTAAAGGAAATTGACGATAAGATAAAAGAAAAGCGCGCTGAAAATGATAAAAAGTTTGAAGAAGAATTACAACAAACATTATCAGAAGCACGTATTGCTAAATTCAAGGAAGGCAAAGAAAAGGAAGTTGCCGCATTGGACGAAGCTTTAGTTGCTGAAACAAAAAAGGTACTTGACAACGCGGATTATACAGAAGAACAGAAGGGGTTAATGGTTGCCGCATTACGCGAAAAATATGGCGCTGAAGTTGCTGAAATTGACGCTAAATATGTAAAAGAAGCGGATGAAAAAGAACAGGCGCGTTTAGATTCTATTGTTAATAATGAAAACCTTTCATACGAAGCAAGGAAACAAGGCGTTGACGACGCTTTAGCATTAAATAAAAAGCTATACAAAGAAGGTAAAATTGATTCCGACGCATATACCAAAACTGAAAAGGAATTAAGCGACGCAAGGGTTGAAATTAGCAAAAAAGAAGCGGCGGCAAGGGCAGAAAATGCACAAAAGATTAGCGCTACATTAAAGAACGCTGCAAAGGCTATTGGTGAACATACGGTTGCGGGTAAAGCGGCTGCAATTGCTGCAACGACTATTGATACATATATGTCGGCAACTGCGGCATTTAAGTCTTTAGCTGGTATTCCAATTGTCGGTCCGGTTTTGGGTGCGGTTGCTGCGGCGGCTGCGATTGCTGCGGGTTTAAAGAACGTTAAAGCCATTTTAGCGGTTAAAGCGCCTGAAATTCCGGGCGGATCGGCTGAACCCGGATTTGTTGACATTCCTTCGCCGGGCGCACCTTCAACAGGTGGTGGCGCAATGCCGTCTTTAGGTGGTGGCGGAACGCCTGACTTAGGCGGTGGCGGCGGTGGTGGTGCAACAGGTGGCGGCGGTGGCGGTGGCGCAGTCCGTGCATACGTTGTTGAACGCGACATTTCAGATTCTCAAAGACGCGAAGCGGAAATACAGAACAGAGCAACATTTGAATAAACGATAAATATTAAAATTTAAACTATTTAGTACTATGAATACAGATTTACCAATTTTTATGTTGGATATTACAGAAGACATAAACGACGACGCACAGGTTGATTTTATTGCATTGGTTGACCGTCCGGCAATCCAAAAGAATTGGAATGCATTTAATAAAACCCAAAAATTTGAAATTGCAAATGAAGACCGTCGCATTATTAGTGGTGCTATTATGTTGGCTGACACTCCTATTTTTCGCAGCGATAGCACATACGGCGATTATTATGTTGCTTTTAGTGCGGACACTATTCTTAAAATTGTACAGAAGTTTTTTAAGAAGGGTTTTCAAAGTAACGTCAATTTAATGCACGATTCAAACCAACAATTTGAAGGCGTTACATTATTTGAAAGCTTTATTTCAGACCCTTCGCGTGGTATTATGCCAATGAAAGGATTTGAAGACGCACCGGTTGGAAGTTGGTTCGGATCAATGATTGTTGACAACGAAGAAGCTTGGACAAAGGTTAAAAACGGCGACATTGCCGGGTTTAGCGTTGAAGGTTTATTTAACTACAAACCACGTGAAGTAAATAAGGTTGCTTCAATGGTTGAGGAGATCCAAAAAATATTGTCACAGGTTAAGTGATAAACATTTTATTTTTTAACTATATAATAAAAAAAGTATGAACGCACAGGAAGCGATTTTAAAGATTAAGGCATTGTTCGAAGACAATGTTGCGCCTGTTGAAGTTGAAGCTGAAGTTGCACCAATGGTTGAAGAAACTAAGGTGGAAATGGCAGAATATTCTTTAATGGACGGTACTAAGGTTGAAATTTCAGCTTTAGAAATTGGCGGTTCAGTAAAGTTGGCTGACGGTACAAATGCACCGGCGGGCGACCACGAATTAATGGACGGCACAGAAATTACTTTGGACGAAAACGGTATCATTATCGAAATTGAAGCTAAAGTTGAAGAAGTTACACCGGTGGTTGACACTGAAGTTGAAGCTTCTAAAGAAGAAGACAAAAAGTTGGCTGAAATGGCAGAACAATTTGAAGCAAAATTTGCTGAATTGGTTGAAGCTAAAGAAGCGGCTGAATTAAAAGTTTTGGAATTAGAAAATAAAGTTAAGCAAGGATTTGCACAGGTAGCTGAATTAATAGAAGCACTTTCAAATACACCAAGCGCAGACCCAATTCAAAAGCCAAACGGATTTTCTGAATTTGTATCTAACAAAGATATTAAGGAAGAAAGATTGAGCAAATATAGAAACGCAATTTTAAACACTAAAAATTAATAACAATGGGATTTAATGTATCAGCATTGGCAAACTATACTGAAGAAAACGCAGCCTTATTGGTTACTTCTTCTGTATTAGGAGCAAAAACCGCTTCTTTAATTAAAAGCGCGGGTAACGTTATGGTAGGCGTAAAGTCTTCTGAAACGATCAATATTATGGACACAGACGCAATTTTCCAAAGCGGTGGTAGCTGCGGATTTACTGCATCAGGTTCAACTACTTTCACTCAAAGAACTGTGACTGTTGGTAAAATCAAAGTAAACGAAGCTTTATGTCCTAAAGACTTAGAAGCAAAGTATTTACAAAAGGCATTACCTACCGGTTCAATGTACGATTCTATTCCTTTTGAGCAAGAATTTGCAGACAAAAAGGCAAAAACAATCGCTGCACAATTAGAAACTTCTATTTGGCAAGGTGACACAGATAGCGTAAACGTTAACTTAAACAAGTTTGACGGTTTAGTGAAATTAATCGGCGCTGCTTCAGGTGTTGTTGCTGCTAACGCTTCAACTTACATTTCAGGCGCACCATTGAGTTCAATTACTGCTGCTAACGTAATTTCAATCTTCGACGGCGTTTATCAGGCTATTCCTGCTAAAGTTGTTGCTGCTGAAGATATGACAATTTTCTGTGGTCAGGACACTTTCAGAACTTACACAATCGCGTTAAAGAACGCAAACAGTTTCCATTATTCAGTTGACGCGAAGGCAGACGGTGAGTTTGTTTTACCGGGTACAATGATCAAGGTAATTGCAGTTGCAGGATTAAACGGAACTAACAAAGTTTACGCTGCTCGTTTAAGCAACTTGTTCTTAGCTACAGACTTGTTGAACGAAGAAGAAAAGTTTGAAATTTTCTACGCTAAAGAAGCTGACCAAGTACGTTTTGTTTCTGAATTCAAAATGGGTGTGAATATCGCATTCCCTGACGAAGTAGTGAAATTCGTATTGGCTTAATTATTCGGGGGGTGAAATATCCCCCCTTTTTTAAAAATTATTTAAATTATTAACAATGAGTTGTGCTTTAACACAAGGATATACTTTAGATTGCCGTGACAGTTTAGGCGGAATCGTTGAAGTTTATTTTACTGAAGCCGCAAACGTAAGTTCTACAACTGAAGCAAGTGGTGTAATTACCGCTTTGACTAAGGCAACAGGCAAACGTTTTTGGAAATACGAATTAGTAAAAGATACTTCAATGTTCAACCAAACATTAAACGCTTCTGTTGCAAACGGAACTGTTTTCTACGGTCAAGAACTTCAGATTGTCCTTAACAAAATGCAGACTAACACACGCAACGAATTGTTGTTGTTAGCGCAAAATTCTTTAGTTGCAGTTGTAAAAGATAGCAACGGTATCTATTGGTATTTAGGAAAAACACGCGGTATTGATTTGACTGCAAATGCAGCTTCAACAGGTACTGCGCAAGGTGACAGAAGCGGATTCACTTTAACTTTCACAGGTTCAGAACCTGCGTTAGCACCAAGCGTTTCTTCAGTTGTTGCAGACGCCTTAACAACCGCAGGATAGGTTTGTTTTTCAATAGGTTTATAGGTTTGCCGCCGTTCCTTAATTGGTTCGGCGGTTTTTTTATGTCACAAAGTAAAGGCAAAACTTTACTAAAATTGGCATAAAGTAAAGTAAAAGCTTTACATATTAGGCTTATTTGTCCCCTATATGCAACAAATTGCATTTCCTGCTATATATACGTATATGATTAGGTTAACGAAGGGCGCAACCCAAAGCATAATTTTAACACTAACTGAAAAACAGTTATTGACAAACCCAAATTACTTATTTGTTTTCACGAATAGAAGCGCGAACACAGAAGTAAAGTTTGTTAAGTTAAACGCTACGGATATAAGCCAATACAAAGACCGTTACAATGAATTTAGCATTGTGACGAACACGTACTTTGGAACTGCGTTAAATGGTCAATATGATTATGAAATTTACGAGCAAACAAGTACAAGCAATACCAACCCGACCGGCTTAAATATGGTTGAATCGGGGATAATGGAATTGGTTGGAACGCCTTTTGAATTTACGGAATATCAAACAACAGACACTTACACAATCAGACAATAATGGATTTACGAGTATTAACATTTGCAGAAGCGCGTCAACCTGAATTCAAAGAAAAGAAGGGTGAAGGGTATATTCAGTACGGCGACCGCAACGATTACCCTAATTATTTGGTTGACTTATTCAATAAGTCGGCTAAACATAACGCCATTGTTAAAAGCAAGGTGCATTACATAACCGCAAACGGTTGGAAGGGAAGTCCTGAAGCTGAAAACTTTATTCAGAAGGTTAACAGAATGGAATCTTTGGATGAAATTACAAGGAAGGTGAGTTTGGACGCGGAATTGTTTGGTGGGTATTACTTGGAAATTATTTGGTCAGTTACAAAACAATTGGCTGAAATTTGGCATTTGGATTACACAAAGATTAGAACAAATAAAGACAATACACAGTTTTGGTACAAAGAAGATTGGAAGGACAGAAACGAAAAACAAACTGTTTACGCTGCATTTAACCCTGCAAACCCTGTTGGTAAGCAAATTCTATATGTTAAGGAATACCGCCCGAATATGGGTATTTATAGCCTGCCCGGCTACTTTGGTGCATTAAATTATATCGAATCAGATATTGAAATTAGTAAGCACGTTTTGGGAAATGCGCAAACAGGGTTTTCAGCGTCTAAATTAATTACATTACCTAACGGCGAACCTTCAGACGAAGAAAAGCGCAATATTGAAAAGCGTTTTTCAAATAGGTTTAGCGGATCAGACGGTAAAAAGTTTATTTTGGCATTTGTAAACGATAGCCAACGTAAACCAATTATTGACGATTTAGGCGCTTCAGATATTACAAAAGAAGACTTTGGTCGCGTGGATTCTTTAATTCAGACTAATATATTTTCAGGTCACCAAATTACAACGCCGTCAATATTCGGTATTGCAGAAGCGGGAAAATTAGGTTCACGTTCTGAAATGCGCGACGGTTACGAAATATTTAAAAATACTTACGTAAATAGTAAGCAAATGCACCTTGAAGGGGTGTTTAATATGTTGGCTAAATTCAGAGGCGTACAAAATCCTGAATTGACTATTATACCAACAGAACCAATTGGATTTGAGTTCACAGAAAACTTATTGAAGGAAATTGCGCCTAAAGAATGGTTACTTGAAAAGGCGGGAATTGATATGTCTAAATACGAAGCACCTGAAGATACAGTTCCGGTTGTACAATCAGCGCAGTTTAAAGACGATTTCAGCGCCTTTTATGAGTTTGGCGAAGCAAAGGACGGCTTCAATGTTTGGAAGCAAAAAACACGCTTTAACGACGATTCAGAATACCAAATGTTTGCAGACGTAAGTCAATTACAGGCAAACGTATTGGATTTGATCGCAAAGGACAAAAGAATAACGCCTGAAGTATTGGCGACAACACTTGATCAGAACGTTGACACAATCAATTTAGTAATTAAAACATTGGTTGAAAACGGTTACGTTCAGGTTAATGAATACGCAATTGGCGAAGGTATTGACGAAAACATAATTGTTGAACATACGCTTACGCAGCCATTGAATGAAATATTGGTTAAGGTTCAGCCGACAACAAAGGAATTATTAATTCGTTATTCTTACGAATGGAAGCAAGGGTTCAATAATACGGACAAAAAAACAAGCCGCCCGTTTTGTGTTGCTTTATTAGATGCAAATAAAATGTATTCACGTTCTGAAATTGAACAAATAAGCGCACGACTTGGATATTCTGTTTGGGATAGGGGTGGCGGTTGGTACACAAAGCCGGGAACTAACGAACACGAACCAAGTTGCAGACACCAATGGGTTTCAAACATAGTAACACGAAAATAAAATGAGCAAAAACACGTTATTTATATCAGTACAGTCAATAAAGGACAGAACCGGCTTACACGCAAACGTGGACGAAAAATTGGTTTTGCCTGAAATTAAAACCGCGCAGGATATGTATATTTTGCCGGCTTTAGGTTCAGCACTTTACAATGAATTACAGGACGCAGTTGAAGCAAACGCATTTACTGCATTACAGACGACATTATTGGACGATTACATTGTGGATTGTTTGATTTATTATGTTATGTCTGAATTACCGCAAGGTTTATCATATCAGTTTTACAATAAAGGGTTAATAAGAAAAACAGGCGAAAATCAGGAATCCCCTTCAATGCAGGATATGATTGACGTGGCGAATAGATACCGCGCGCGCGCTGAATTCTACAAACAAAGACTTATTAAATACTTAAAACAAAACAACGCTTCATATCCAAATTACTTAAACTTTGGTTCAGGCATTGATTCAATTAAACCTGACAACGAAGGGTACACGGTTTCAATGTGGTTGGGCGACAATGGTTGTTGCGGTGACGGTTGGGACGGCAAAAGTAAAAAGTCTTTTGAAGAAAGGTATCAGGGTAATATCGGTTGTTGCTAAAATATGAGTAAACAAGTAAACATTAAAAACCAAAATAAGCTTAAAGTTTATTTGGCAAAAGAAAAAAAGAATGACATTAAACCAAATAGTCAAAGAACTGACAACGATAGGAAACGCCCACGAACAAATTAATTTTGTTTATTTCGGTGACGTTTGGGAACGTTTAAGTAACGGCGAAGTAACTTATCCTGCAATGTTTATGACCTTAACAGGTGCGAACGTTGCAGCAAAGGAAATTAGTTATTCGTTCAGTCTTTATTTTATGGACAGAATGTTAATGGAAGAAACAAACGAAACTGAAGTTTTATCAGATATGACACAGGTTGCCGGTGACATTGTTGCGCAGTTGCGTTTTCCAACAGATTATTCAATTGTGAATTGGACATTGAACCAAAATTTACCTGTGACATTTTATACAGAAAGCGACCCGGATTTATTAGCAGGTGTAAAATTAGACGCAATTTTGACCGTGCCATTTATTAACAACAGGTGTGAAGTACCTTCAAATTATACTTATTAATGGAATCAAAGAAAATTAATCAATTAGCGACCGAATTAACGCCGTCTTTGTCTGACTTGACAATTATTGGCGACCCGTCAACAGGTATAAGTAAAAAAATTACGCTTTCACAAATGGCGTCTTTATTTACAGGTACAGTTGAAGAATACGCAAACGTTGCGGCATTTCCTTTGGTTGGTGTTGCTGACACAATTTACATTGCTTTAGATACAAACGTTTTATACCGTTGGGACACAGGTTTGACTTCTTACGTTGAATTATCGCCAAACATTATCAATTCATTGGTATTTAGTGACGCAAACGGGTTTGACGGTAATATTAGTTTGGTTGGTTCTGTTGCAACTTTGACAATTACAACGGCATTAACGACGGGTTCAGTACCTTTTATAGGTGCTTCGGGTGCATTAAGTCAGGACAATGCAAACTTGTTTTTTGACGATACTAATAACAGATTGGGTATTAACACAAATGCGCCAACAACTGCATTGGACGTTTTTGGTTCAGGCATTATTGGACGTTTAAACGGAACTTCAACAAACAACGCTTTTTTAGGTTTTGCAAGTGCGGGAACTAACAAATGGTCAATTGGCAATGTTCAGTCTGACCATAGATTTAGAATTTATAATGAAGCAACAACAAGCGAATTAGTTTCAGTTTTACAAACAGGTGAATTTGGTATTGGTATCGCAAACCCAACAACAAAAATACATATTGACGGCGGCGCAAATGCTTTAATTGCTAATTTAGACGCAAACGTTTCTGTTGCAAAATCAATTAGTTTCCGTTCAGACAATAGTAATAGAATAAATTTAGAAGTAAGTGGAACAGAATCAGGTTCAAATGTAGGTGCGGATTTGTTTATTCGTACATATACAGACGCAGGTTCATTAATTGAAACACCTTTGTCAATTGTTCGTTCAACAGGCGTTACGACAATAAAAAGTTTAACGCTTACAAATGCTTTGTCAATTTCAAATGGCGGAACAGGGTCAATAACGCAAAATTTTGTTGATTTAACAACAACACAATCAATTGGTGGTGTAAAAAGTTTTAGTTCAAATTTAAATGGAACAAGTGCAGTATTTAGTAGTACTATTTTTATGGGTACGGGTTCACAGGTTACCACAAATGGATTATTAAAATTAGGTATTGCATCAGGAAATGCAGGTGCTGCATTACAATTATTAGGTTGGTCAGGTGGAACAAATTGGCAAATTGATACTGCATATATCGGAAGTGGATTTAATATTACACCTTCAACAACTTCAGGGGGTTCAACATTTACAACACCTGCATTTTCTTTAGCGGGTAATGGTGCTGCAACATTTAGTGGTACAACTGCTGAATCTGTAACATTTAAAACATCTAACGCAACAACCATAAATATTCCTTTAATTTACAATAATTCTACTGTTGTAGGATATATTGGAACGCAAAATGGATTAATGACAGGCGGCGGTTTAGGTTTAGGCATTCGTTCAGAAACTAATATGAAATTTGGTATTGGTGGTGGCACGGTTGCTTTAACAATAGAAGGTAATGGTAATATGGGTTTTGGTGTTATTCCTTCCGCTTGGGGGGTTGGTGCAAGTTATACCGGTTATCAATTTAAAAATGCATCATTATATGTAAGAACAGGTAATCCTGAATTATACATAAACAATAATGCATTTTATGATGGAACGAATTGGAAATATATTTCAACAGGACTTGCTGCTAAATTAGAAATTGTAAACAAGGAATTTACATTTCAAAGTGCTGAAAGTGGAAGTGCTAATTCTAATGCTACTTTTGTAGATAGAATGAAGATAACAAGTGACGGCAACCAAATAAATTATGGTAATATATTCTTAAACCAAACGTCTGTTGCAACAGTTAATGCAAATGCAACGTCAATAGGTATTAATGGAATATATTATATGAATAGGGGAAGCGGTTCAGGGTTAAGTCACGTTATTCTTGGAAATGGTGGTAATGTTATTGGTTCAATTTCAAGTAACACAACAAATGCACAATTTAATACTTCTTCAGATTATAGATTAAAAGAAGATTTAAAAGATTTTGATGCTTTAAAATTATTATCAGATATTAAATTATATGACTTTTCTTGGAAATTAAATAATTCAAGAATGTATGGTGTACTTGCTCACGAATTAAAAGAAGTAATACCTTACGCAGTTGTTGGTGAAAAAGACGATATTGACGAAGAAGGTAATATAAAATCGCAAGGTGTTGATTATTCTTTGTTAACGCCAATTTTAGCAAAAGCAATTCAAGAATTAAAAGCTGAAATAAACATTTTAAAAGCTAAATAATGACAATATTTTTAACAATAGTATTTTTAGTTCACTTAATTAGTTGGGTCTTATATCAAAAGCACCAATTTTTAGAACGCGACCTTTACGCAATCGATTCGCATAATGCATACGAACACAATAAAAAATGGCATATTTGGAAGGGTATAAACCATTTGTCAGTTTATGTTTTGGTATGGTCGCTTTATGGGTTCTTTTCAATGGTATTTTTTGCGACTGCATTTTGGTTTGGCTTTGATATTCTTTGCAATGTTATTGTTTTAAAAAGACCGGCATTTTATGTTGGTCAAACGGCGCAAACAGACTTATTTATTCGTAAGATTGCAGAATTTATAAAAATAAAGCCTGAATATGCTTCGGCATTGATAAAAGTATTAATTTTACTAATATTATTAATAATTAAATAAAATTTATGACTTACGAAAAACTAAATGAACTTATTGGAAATTTAAACACGGCAATTAAAGTTTCAACAATTAAAGACAAAGAAACAAAGATTGGCAAAAAGTTAGCTAAAATTTACGAAAAAGTAAAAAAGAATCACGAAGAATATAATAAACAAGCTGAAGAATTGCGTATTGATAATGCTTCAACAGACGAAAAAGGTGTTTTATTATTAGACGAAAAGGGGGAATACAAGTTTAGTAAAGAAGGTTTAAAAAAACTTATGGTTCAATTAAAAGAATTGGGACAAAAAGAATTTGAATTTACAAAAATTCCTGTTGTTAATCCCGCAGGTTTAGAAGAATTTACTTTTCTAAAGGATTGGTTAACAGGCATTGAATTTATAACAGAAGAAGAACTTTAAAATATGGCACAACATAGCGACCAAGCGGATTTGAATGTATTAGTTAGCACAATTGGTGCAATTGTAAGCGTTACAACAATACAACCTGTTGTCACATTGTTAGCGGGTTTGGTCGCTATTGTTTCGGGTATTATGGCGATACGCTATTATTACAACGCAACTAAAAAGGTAAAAAATGACTAAAAATATAGTAATTGCAATTTTATTGGTTGTGGTTATTCTATTTTTATTTACAAAACCTGTTTATAATAAAGGTTCGGTAACTTTTATACACGATACAGTTTACCAACAGAAAACTTTTACGAAGTACAAAAAGGGTAATGATATTTATTCTTATGTTATTAAAACCGATTCCGTACAGAATTACGTACACGACACAGTTAAAATAATATCCGATTATAGCCGTGTTTATGCGTATTCAGATACGATTAACATTGATACCAATAATGTCGTATATGTTCAGGACACAATAAGCCAAAACAGAATTTTAGGACGTGGATTTAGCGCCAAATTAAGCGAAAAGACAGTTTACGTCACAAAGACGATACAACCTAAAGACAGAACTGCGGTTTACTTTGGCTTTTTAGGGGATATGCGACAGGATAACAGACAATTGGGTGTTGGTGTTGGCATAGCAATTAAGACGCCAAAAAAAGGCGTTATAACGGCAAACGCAACAACAAACGGATATTCTTTAGGATATTATTTAAAGTTTTAATATGAAACAATTTTTTACAGAAGATAGCGACCGTTTAAGTATGAAACGCCTTTGTGGGTTTTTATGTACGATTGCGCTTTGTGCTAAATTGATACATACGCCAACAGATGCTTTGGTTTATACAGTTGGCGCTTTGGCGGGTGCGGCATTTGGATATACAATGGCGGAAAAAATATTTAAAAAGGATTAAAAATGAAGGACGAAAAAACACTTGAACGAATTAAATTACTTCACCCTAAATTAAGGGACGAAGCTTTGGAAATTTACGACGAAATTGTTTCTTCATTGTCAGGTTATGCAGCCTGTCGTTTTGCTTATACATTACGAACATTTGCAGAACAGGACGGGTTATACGCGCAAGGTCGTACAAAACCGGGCGCAAAGGTTACAAATGCAAAAGGCGGTCAATCGTATCATAATTACGGTTTAGCAATTGATATTGTTTTGTTAGTTGACAAAGATAAAAATGGAACTTTTGAAACTGCGAGTTGGGACACAAAAACAGATTTTGACAAGGACGGCAAAGCGGATTGGATTGAAGTTGTCAATATTTTTAAACGATACGGTTACGAATGGGGTGGAGATTGGAAGTTTATTGATATGCCACACTTTCAAAAAACATTTGGGAAGTCAATAAAAGAACTGCAATTGTTGCACACCCAAAACAAAGTTGACAAAAACGGATTCGTTCTAATTTAAACCTAATATGACAAAAACAAACCTAAAAACAAAACGCCGCAGACTATTTTTTGACATTGAAACTTCACCCAATATTGGATTATTTTGGGAAGCCGGTTACAAAAAGAATATTACAACAGACAACATTATTCGCGAACGTGCAATTATTTGCATTTGCTATAAATGGGAAGACGAAAAAGAAGTTTATGCTTTACAATGGGACGCCAAACAGAATGATAAAAGAATGTTGGAACAGTTTATTGCGGTTGCAAATACTGCTAATGAATTGGTTGGTCACAATGGCGACAAATTTGATTTGGCTTGGATTAGAACCCGTTGTTTGTTTCACGGGATTGATATGTTCCCAAATTATCAAACAATTGACACGCTAAAGGTTGCCCGTTCAAAATTCCGTTTTCAATCAAACAGATTAAATTACATTGCTGAATTTTTAGGTTTAGGCGGAAAAATTAAAACCGAATTCAATCTTTGGAAGGATATTTTATTGAACAAAGACAAGGTTGCAATGGAAAAAATGATTAAATACTGTAAAAAGGACGTTTCATTATTAGAAGAAGTTTACAAATTATTAGGCAATCATATTGCACCAAAGACGCATTATGGCGTTGTATTTGGTCAGGACAGGGGTTCGTGTCCTGAATGTGGCGCGGGTTCTGAAGACCTTATAAAAAATAATTCAGTTGTAACCGCAACCGGCTTAACCCGTATTCAATACAAATGTAAAGTTTGCAATAAATTTCATTCTAAAACAGACAAATAATGAGCAAAATCCTATATACAATTATTGACGACCTGTTGGCACGTGAAGACAAAGGAATTAAGGAATACGGTACAACAATGGACAGAACAGACCTAACGGAAATTGATTGGTTACAACACGCCTACGAAGAAGCGTTGGACTTATCAATTTATTTAAAAAAACTTATAAAACTAAAAACAGATGCGAATGCCAAAAGGATTCAATAAGTGGACATTGTCCCAACAAGACGAATTTTTTACAAAGAAACTTCAGGAATTATATGCCATTGAACAGGATATTCGCAAAAATTTAGCAAAGATTCGTGGTGGCAATAGGCTTGAATTCAAGGAAATTGAACGCCCTGACGAAGCAGAATTAAAAGGGTTATAATGAAGCTTTTAAAAATATATAGTAAAGGTAAAATTCTAAACTTTGACGCTTATATTCAGCTTCAGGAATTAGACCGTACCAACCCAAATTTTAAGGGTTGCGGCAACGAGTTTAAACACAATCGGGATTGGTGGGTTATATTAGATAAAAAGAAAACAATTGTCGCTTATTGCGGTTCTATTTATACGCAGGGCATTTGTATATTCAACCGCGCGTGGGTTGACAAAAGGTTTAGGGGTTTGGGATTACATAAAAAGCTTATTAAAATAAGATTAAAAGCAGCAAAAGAAAATTCATTTGTTGCAATTACATATACTACAAAGGACAATTACCCGTCCGCAAATAACTTAATTTCCTGCGGGTTTAAGTTTTATTTCCCTGAATACGCATACGGCGGGGACGAAATGTTATATTTTCACAAAGACATAAATTAGATTTACCGTTTATCATTTTATTTTGCCGTTCGTCACTAAATAGCTTTGTTTGTGTTGTGCAAAACCTGTATATTTGTTGTCTAAACAAACCAAATGAATACAGAAACACAAACCACAATCGGTGAATTAATGCACAAACCATTAAGCCGCGCCGCAGACTATGCCGGTGCATTGGGATTCAGTCGCGGTTCTTTGAATCTTATTTTACACTACGTAAAAGAAAACAATATTGAACGCATTGAAGAACTTGCGCATTCAGCTTTAGAAGAAATTGAAAACGTATTTATTAAACACCAATTATGAATTTAGAATTGAAACTTTTTAAACTTCAGGAAAACGTGCGATATTTTCAATGGTTGTTTGATATTAGCAATGCAGCCGAAGCGCGTAAACGTATGGAAATGTTAAGTTCAGCAAAAGAAAATTTAAAGAACTTCAAAAAGAAGCATTATCCTGAAATGTTAGTTCAACCAAAAAACCCGTTCCCGCCGATACCATTTACACCAATGTCGGATTGGACAGAAAAATTTGAAGAATACGAATTTTAAAAACCAAAAATAAACCTATGAACATTTACAAAATTCAGGCAGAATTAAAAGCGCCAAAGGGTCAATTAAACAAGTTCGGCAATTACAGGTACAGAAGCGCCGAAGACATTATTGAAGCGGTTAAGCCAATATTGGCAAAAGAAAAAACCTGTTTAATAATTAGCGACGAAATTGTGCAAGTTGGCGACAGAATTTATGTCAAAGCAACTGCGACATTGTTAACAGACGAAGACAATTCAATTAGTGCGCACGGTTGGGCGCGTGAAGAAGAAGTAAAGAAAGGAATGGACGCCGCGCAAATAACCGGGTCAGCTTCTTCGTATGCGCGTAAATACGCATTAAATGGATTGTTTGCAATTGACGATACCAAAGACGCAGACGCAACCAACGAACACAAAGACGAAGTTGGCGACGACAAGCGTTTATATTTACAGACTTTATTGGAAAATACGCCATACACAGAAGAAAAAAAGAATAAAATGGCAATTAAAATTGAATCGTTTACAAAAGAAGACGATTACAATAAAGCATTTAAAGTATTACAAGCAAACCAAATTAGTAAATAATGCGCGAATATATAATTGAAGAATTAACGAATAAGGCGGAAAAAATGTTGGACTATTTACAGAAGCCATTGCCTAAAAATGATTCGGCGGATTACCACGACGCTTTGATTAAACGATTGGACACGTTAAACGTTGCAATGACACAATCAGGCGAATATAGAACCGCCGCAGAATATAAAATTGAATGCGTTATTGATATGGAAATTGGCGACAAAATCCACGAAATTATGGAAGGTAAATTGGCAACGTCAACTGTAAATATGTGGGTTAAAAGTAAGGCGCGTGAATGGTCACGTTTAAAAAACGCATTTGACAGAATAAACGCTTCTTCAGTTCACCAAATAGACGCAATTCGTTCAATTTTAAGTTGGGAAAAAGCCAAAATAAACCTATAATATGAAACAAGAAACTTATCAAAACCTTGAAAACGGAATGCAAAAATTGCTTCCAATGGAACGTCAAATGTTATTAGCTGAAGTTTACCATTATTGTTGGTATGCACCGGAAGCTTACGAAGAATTAAAAAAATTTTTAAACAAGTGGGAAAAGGAATGTAATTTTAAAGCAGTATTTTTTAAACCGGAATCAGAAGATTCCACAAACCAAATATAAAATGTCAGAAGTAAAAAAAGAAAATTGGGGTGCTTGGAAGCGCCAAACGGCTAAAGGTGAAGTAATTAATTTTGCAATCAATGGTAAAAAGTATTCAATGTGGTTTAATTCGTACAAAACAGACCCAAAACACCCGGATTTCAAAATATATGAAGATACTTACGTAGCGCCAACAGATGCCAACAATGCGCCTGTAAAGCCACAAAACAACCAACCAATTTATAACGACGATTTAGAATTTTAAAATATGCAACAATTACAAAGCGAAATGATTCACTTTTATAAAATGCACAGGCAAAGTTTAAGGGCGCTGCATAATATAATGAAGGAAAACAACCTTATAAAACAGGACGAAGTTATTATTGACCCTGAAATTTCAAGTGAAGCCAAAAAGATTGCTTTATTAGTTGAGGAAATTTTTGATACAAATATGTCAATTAAAAGCCGAACCAAAAACATTGTTGACGCAAGGAAGGCGGCTGCGTATTTAATACGTAAGCATACCAAACTTTCATTAAGCGAAATACGACAATTTATTGGGGTTGGCGACCATACGACGGTTATGTATAATATCAATTCGGCAAAGGATTTAATTGAAACGGCGGATTGGTTCAGAAATAAAATTGCATTCCTTGAAAAAAGAATTGAAAAAAGCATTATATTTGCAGACAGGAATTAAATAAACGCGTTATGGTACAACGCAATTAGGAATATATTGGGTCAAAGGATTTTCGGGAAGTACCATTTCCCGGCGTCCCGCGACCCTTTTTTTATATGAAATATTTTTTGCACGATAGCAACGCGTTTGAAGATGAAAAGGTTGCTTTGCTTTTTATGAAATACGGATATGAGGGTTTGGGATTGTTTTATACTATCCTTGAAAAATTAGCTAAACAGGAAAAACCTGTTAATACTGACGTGCTAAAAATGCAATTAAAGGTTGGCAAAAAGCTTGATAAATGTTGGAACTTTATGGAAAGTATTGACATAATTTCATCAAACAATGGTGAAACTTTCAACAAACAATTGCTAAACTTTAGTGAAAAGTACAAGATAAAAAAAGAAAAAAACCTTAAAAGAATTTCACAATGGCGTGAAAATCAAGACATTGCGGAAAATGTAACGCATTACAAAAGTGTTCGTAACGACCATAAAGAAAAGAAAAGTAAAGTAAATGAAAGTAAAGTAAATAGTATTATAACTGTTCAACCTACGGTTGACCCACAAACAAATTTTTTAATTTTAATTGAACCTTACAAAAATACCTTGTCGGAATCTTACGAAGAATTTATTGCCTATTGGTGCGAACCGTCAAAAAGTGGTAAATTGCGTTATGAATCAGAAAAGTTTTTTGACGTAAAACGCCGCGTTAACACGTGGTTACAAAACCGAATAAAATATGGAAATACAAAAAATACTGACCCAACCGCCGCAAGTCGCAAAAGAATGGAAGGACTTTCCGATTGGGTTAATAGCTAAAGAAGATTTACCAATTGTTGAAGCTTTTAAGGGCGAAAAATTAGCAGTTGTTGACGTGCATAATTTAAAAAGTACGTTGGCTTATATTTTTACTTTGATTGGGTTAACACGTTTGCCTGACAAAATGGAATTGGATATTATTGAAGACTATATTCGTACAACTTATCCGCATTTTACAATAAATGAATTCAGGATTGCGTTTAAAATGGCAGTACAAGGTCGTTTTGAATGTAATACAGACCATTTTGAAAAGTTTTCACCTAAATACATATCCCAAATAATGAATGCCTATAAAGCCAAAGCAAACGAAGTTCGTAAAAATATTCCGCCGCCACCTGAACCGCCTGTTCCGCAATTGACAGACGACGAAATTGTTGAATTTACAAAGAACGATTGGCTAAATGGTAAACGTCAGGACTTTAACAGGGTATTCAATGCGGACAAAGTATTTGCAATCCTATTAAAACAAAAGAAGTTGAAGTTTACGCCTGAAGAAATTTTATACACGATTAAGGTTGTACGTGAAGACAATTTACAAAGAATGAATAAAATGCACCCTATGGACGCAAAAAAATTCAGTAAAGACATAAAAAATGAAGACTTTATTGAAACACAATGTAAAAAATTAGCTTTAGTTAAATATTTTGAAAATTTATCAAATTAAATATACGCATTACGGAACAATTAAATATTGTTATACCGATAATTTTACCGACTTTTATGGTTGTTATACTGAAGTTGAACCGAAAATAAATAGGCTGAAATTTAAAAAAGAATTTTACGAAAAAATATGGACATATCAGCAAACGAACTTACAAAGTGGGCAAAATCAAACCTTGAATACATTGGGTACAGATTAAACAGGGTTAACAATATTCCATTTGGGAAGCGTAAAGGTACAATTCAAAAAGGTTGGGCGGATTTACAAGGGTACACAGAAAACGGCGTTTATGTAGCGGTTGAAGTCAAAAAGATTGGTGACCGGTTAAGCGTGGAACAAAAAGACAGATTAAAAGATATTTACGAATGTGGTGGAATTGTGTATATTTGTACTGAAGTGGACAATAAACCAACTTTAATTGAATGGTCAAAAATGAAATTTTAGCTGAATATTGGGAATCAAAGGAAGTTAACGACGCCTTTGGTAAAATGCAACCTGAAGAATTGCAGTACGATTTGAAAGCTGAAGTTTTTTTAGTTCTTTGCGAAATGGACGAATCAAAGTTGGTTGGAATGTATCAAAGAAGCGAATTAAAATTTTACATTGTGCGAATAATGTTAAATATGATTAAAAGCGACAGAAGTACATTTTATAAGAATTACAGGAATTACACGGAATTTGTTGGCAATGAAGTAAACAAGGAATTGACGCGACTAAACGAAGAACCGACAGAATTGTTTGAAAAACTTGAAAGGAATTTAGAAGATTTACATTGGTACAATAAGGAAATTTTGAAACTGTATGCGATTGACTTTAAGAAGAACGCAAAAGAATTAAGCAGAAAAACAGGAATTCCTTATATGTCCATTGTCAGAACTATAAATAAAACCAAAAAATTAATGAAAACAAATATTAGAAAATGATTTTATCAATTTTAACCGCCGTCTGTGCATCACTATTTTTTAACGATATTCACCAATTACCAATTAAATGGCGAATCAATTTCAAGCCTTTCAATTGCGGAAGTTGCTTGGCTGCGTGGATTGCACCAATACACTATTTCGCACCTGAATTAATCCAAAACATTACGTCAACAATTTTTATTGCAGGATTTTTAGCACCGATTGTTTCAAAATTAATATGGAAATTATGGAAATAAAAACAGAACACCGCGATTGGTTGGAAGCCAATATTGGAAATTATGAAAGCGCAAAGAACGGTTATATTCGCAACCTTGAATTTGCCGAACTTCAAATGTACGAACATATTTACAGATTATATTTAGACCCTAATTTTTTATTGTCTGTTTGGTGCGGTTCGTGTAAGTACGAAATGATTATGAGGTTGTATAAATGGTATGAGCAACAACCCAAAAGTTTACCAATAGAAAACATTGTATTTGAAAATACACCTTCAGAAAATGACCAAAGATTAGGGGTTGAATTAATTAAACCTGAACCGAAGAAACGCGGACGTAAACCAAAGAACAATGGCTAATAATATTATACACCCAACCGCCATAATTGGCAAAAATGTTATTTTAGGCGACAACAATTACATTGGCGCTTATTGTATTATAGGCGACCCGGCTGAACACAAAAAGCATTGGGACGAAGAAAAAGGCAAAGTTTATATTGGCAATAACAATGTTATAACAGGATTGGTTACCATTGACGCAGGGACAAAAGATATTACATTTATTGGGAATAATTGTTTTATTATGAAACACGCACATATCGGACACGATTGTTTAATTCAGGATAATGTGACAATAAGTTGCGGCGCAAAGATTGGCGGACATTCAATTGTAAAACAATATTCAAATATTGGATTAAACGCAGTATTGCATCAATTTACAACTATTGAACGCGGTTGTATGATTGGCGCAAGTGCATTCATTAAAGGCGCAACAGAAGAATTTACAAAATATGCAGGTGTACCCGCACGTAAAATTGGAATAAATGAATATAGCCGTAATATTATTAACCCAAAATAGGGCAGACCTGACAAAGCAGGTTGTTGACAAGAATTTTTACAATAGCGGTCACGACGCGCATTGTTTTCTTATTGACAATGGAAGTGACGAAGAACAATTTTCACAAATACAAAAATATTATAATTGGCATTATGCTAATTGGTCACTTCATAAAAGGGGTATTGCCGCAGGGGTTAATTTTGGTTTATCAATAACACAGGAATACGACGGCGTTTGTATATTGGCAAATGACATACTATTGCCCGAAAATTGGCTTAAAAATTGGGTTATGTTTTCAAAACGTGTGTCAAAAACAGGGATTATTGGCATACATTGCGTTGAAGAATTGCCGCCATTGGTTGACGGAATACACAAAACGCATACGCCTTTTGGAAATAACTATTTTACAAGGGAATTAATTGATACGATTGGCGGTTATAATACCGAATATGACCCGTACGGAATGCAAGACAGGGATTACGCAGAACGTGCAACCATTGCCGGGTTTACTAATTACTATTTACCCGAATTAAGGTCAGAACATATTGGACACGACGTTGGCAACGGGACAGAATACAGACGTATGAAGGACGAAAGTTTAGCACGTGCGCAATCAGTTTGGGAAAAATACCAACCTATTTATCATAATGAAAAACAAATTAAATGCGCATTTTAGCAATTACGAGCAAAACAAGTGGGGTTGGTTATCATAGAATTATGATGCCGTTGGTAAATATGAAGAAGGATTATTGTTTAATGACCGATACAATAAGCGAAGAAACTTTTGAAGGGAATTATGACATTGTTGTTATGAATCGTATGTTGGCAAACATAACGCCCGAACAAATGTTTGAATGGCGCAAAAAATACGGGTTTAAATTAATAGTTGACAACGACGATTTTTGGAAGCTTGAACCTTCACATATACTTTACGAACATTATGTTTTAAATAACGTTACCGAACAAATATTGGCGTGGATTCGTATTGCCGACCTTTGCACAGTTACGCACGAACGATTAGCTGAAGAAGTTTACCAATACAATCAGAATATTGAAATATTGCCAAATGCGATTCCATACGGCGAAGAACAATTTAAGGATTACAAAACAGAATCAGACCTTGTCCGTTTATTTTGGTCAGGTTCGGGAACGCACGGGAAGGATATGGAAATATTACGTAACCCAATGAAGCGAATCAATTTCCCGGTTAAAACTGTAATTGCAGGGTACAATGAAGGCGAAAAGCCAATTTGGGATTCAATGATTGCGGCATTTACTAACGGATTGAAACTAAACCCTAAAATATACAATTACAACGAAGTGACTTCATATATGGCGGCTTATTGCGATTCCGATATTTCATTAATACCGTTAATTGATTCAAAGTTTAATTCAATGAAGTCTAATTTGAAGGTACTTGAAACTGCGGCAAAGAAGAACCCTGCAATTGTTAGCAATGTTGACCCGTACAGGGGGTTTTATCCCGCTTGTCACGTCAACAGTCAAAAGGATTGGTATTATTGGATTAAGTTGTTAACCAAAGACCCTGACGCCCGTAAAAGCTACGGGAACGCGTTGTATGACTATTGCAATAAGAACTTCAACTTGCACGAAGTAAACAAACGCCGTTTTGCTATTTACAATAAACTAATTAGCAATGCCGGTAATTAAATGTTCAAACGGGAAATACAGAATTGGGACAGGTGGGTGTGTTTATGACACAGAAGAAAAGGCAAACAAAGTTTGGGCGGCAATATTAGCTTCAGGCGCTTACGCTGCGGATTCATATACAGATTATCCTGAAGCAGCAACAAACAACGCAAAAAGGGCGTTAAAATATGCAGAAACAAACGGTTGGGGTGAATGCGGAACACCTGTTGGCAAAGCAAGGGCAAACCAATTAGCAAACAAAGAACCAATTTCACGTGACACGATTGCACGAATGGCGTCTTTTCAGCGTCACCAACAAAATAAGGACGTACCATACGAAGAAGGTTGCGGCGGTTTAATGTGGGACGCGTGGGGTGGAACTGAAGGTATTGAATGGGCGCAAAGGAAATTAAAACAAATTGACAACCAATAATGGAATACTTTATTCAGTTTTATAACTTTAGGATTTCAATTCATTTATTGCCGCGCAATATATTGTTAGGCATAAACATTGGTGAAGCAATTGACGAAAATAAACAATTTCATAATTCAGTTGCAATTGGCTTAATATTTGTCGCATTTAGTTTTACCCTATTTGATGAAAAATTATACTAAAATTTATTTGGATTACTTTGGGTACGGAATTGAAGATTTTATTCCGTGTGAAGTATGCGGACAAAAAGCGGTTGACATTCACCATATTGAAGCAAGGGGAATGGGCGGGACAAAAGAAAAGGACAGGATTGAAAATTTAATGGCGCTTTGTCGTTATTGTCACGTCGTTATGGGGGACACAAAGACACATTTGGAATATTTAAAAGATAAGCATAAAAAGGCAATAAATGGCAAAGATTAAAGGGGACAGTCAAAAGACTAATTTCGGTAAAAGAAAGTGCGGACACGCGAAAAAGAGTTATAACAAACACAATCCACGACCAAAAGCGTACAAAGGTCAGGGAAGGTAAAACAAAGGTATTACAATGGCAAAAGAAGTGAAACAGAAACACGGTGGAACATTAAAGGTTCTTCAGAAAGGCGAAACGGCAAACCCGAACGGGCGACCGCGTAAGTATGTCAGCCTATTAAAAGAACAGGGGTACAAATTAGCTGAAATAAACGATTCAATTCAGGCGTTAATGTCAATGACACCTAAAGAATTGGAAGCCGTTACAAAGAACCCGTCCGCGACCGTACTTGAATTAACAGTTGCAAAAGCAATGGTTAAGTCAATGAATAATGGCAGTCTTTATTCAATGGACACGCTTTTGTCACGTGTATATGGCAAACCAAAAGAACAGGTTGACGTACAACAGGATTCACGAATTGAAGTTGTATTTGTTGACGGCAAAACAATCCTATAAATGCGCATTGAATTACCAACGCCACACGTAAACCAAAAAAAGATATTGGACGCTGAAAGGCGTTTTGTTGTCGTTATGTGCGGACGTCGTTTTGGTAAGTCTGAATTGTCGCAAATACTTATAATCAAAGAAGCATTAAAAGGCGGACAGGTTGCATACATAACACCGACATACGGATTGGCGCAAGTATTCTTTGAACGCCTTACAAAAGTATTACCATTTAAAAGCAATATTTCAAAGCTGAAAATCTATTGTCCCAATGAAGGGTCAATTGAATTTTTTACAGGTGAACGTTTAGATAATTTGCGCGGTCGTAAATTTCATTTGGTTATTATTGACGAAGCTGCGTTTATTGCTGACCTTGAAGACGGTTGGAATAATAGCATACGCCCGACGCTGACCGACTACGAAGGGAAGGCGGTTTTCCTTTCAACGCCACGTGGCAAAAACTTCTTTTATTCCCTGTTTATGAAAATGGGCGAAAACGATTGGCAAAGCTTTAAATTTAGCACATACGACAATCCGCATATTAACCCGCGCGAAATAGACGAAGCACGAATTCAATTACCTGAAGTTGTATTTGAACAGGAATATATGGCGAACCCGTCCGAGAATAGCGCAAACCCTTTTGGCAACGCATTTATTAAACGCTGCGTCAAACCTATTTCAGCGCAACCGATTGTTTGTTATGGCATTGACCTTGCAAAGTCTGTGGATTTTACAGTTATAATTGGATTGGATAAGGACGGCAACGTGGCGTATTTTGACCGCTTTCAAATGGATTGGCATAACACCAAAGAAACAATTAAAAGGTTGCCACCTGCGCCAATTGTGGTGGATTCAACAGGGGTTGGCGACCCAATATTAGAAGACTTGTTGCGCGAAGGGATAAACATTGAAGGTTTAAAATTTACAAGTCAATCAAAGCAGCAATTAATGGAAGGTTTGGCTTCAGCAATACAACAGGGACGAATCGGATTCCCGGAAGGTGTTATTGTGGACGAATTAGACGTGTTTGAATATCAGTTTACTTCACACGGCGTAAGGTATTCAGCGCCGTCAGGATTCCACGACGATACCGTTATGGCTTTGGCTTTAGCGTGGCAAAATCACAATATCAAACGCGGTTCAGGTCGTTACGCCTTCGCTTAACCGTTTATCCTTATTATTTACCGTTCATCACAATTATAAAAAAAACTTTGCAAAATGTTTGGAAGGTGTGTAAAACCTGTGTTATATTTGTGGAACAAAAGCAAATAACAATGACAACTTTAAAAACACAAATGACAATCGGTTTTAAATTTCAAGTTAACGGAACAAACTTTACAAAATTAGTTTGCAACAGAAACAGATTTGTTGACGTTACTTTAGTAAACGATTTATATAACGTAAAAGCTTATACTTTACGCGGTGTGAACGAATTAAAAGTTTCTGAATTAAAAGGTATATTTGTTGAAGACTTACAAAACGCAATTATTACAACATACAACGCATAATTATTATCCCCCGCAGGGGTGCGACTGTCCAACGCACATTTAAAACTTATACAATGCAAAACAGACTAAAAACAAAAGAAGACAAATTAATTGAGCATTACGCAAAAATGCAAAAAGAATACCAAAAAGAATCTTTGGGTACAGTTTGGTTTTTTATTATTATGGGCGTAGCTTTATTGTTAACGGCTTTAATTGAAAACTTATAATATGTATATAACAACAATGCAAAAATTGATTAATCAATTGGACGCTGAAATTAGAAGAAACACATTAGGGGGAATTCAGTATTACGGATTATTAAGGGCAAAACAAATGGCAATGGAAATGCAACAGGAAGTCCGTTCTGAAATAGAAACTGCGTACAACGACGCTAAAAATTACCCTGACCCAAATTGTGACGGTGGTAAATATTATTTTATGAATTATATTAGTAACGATTAAAACCTTTAATATGGCATACTCAACTTGCTGCGGCGCACACACTAATTATACGGAATACGATATTTGCCCTGAATGTCGTGACCATTGCGATTGGGAAGACGAAGAAGACATTGAAGAACGTGAAGCTGAAGAAGCTGCACAAAATCAAATTGAACAGGATAAATTAAACCGAATTTAAACGTACGCCGCCTGAAGAATTAAATATTTAAAATTAACAATAAATAGTAATTAGGGAACTTTGGGCGGCTTTTTAAAACTAACTGTATGTCAAAAAATCAATATTTAATGGGTCAGGAATATTTGCTTCGCCTTGAAAACGAATGCTTAATTGAAAAGATTGCAAAGATTGAAAAGGAATTGGGATTAAAAGAAAAGGAAATTAAAGATTTAAGGATTCAATTAAAAATGATTAATTTAGCAATGGCAGACGTTAATTAAAATTTATACAATGATTAAAAACTTTGAAGACATAACTTGCGAATTGACGCCTGACGAAAAGCGTTTAGTGCCTGTAATTATCAGGGGGTTAAACTTGAAAAGCAAAGCCAACCCAATTAAAGGCGCGGAAATAGTCGCAGCCATTAACGGGCAAAAAGAAAGGTACGGAATTAAACAATTTTCTGAACCGCGTTTACGTAAAATCGTTAACTTTATAAGGTCAGAAGGAATATTGCCTGTTATTGGGACGTCAAACGGTTATTACATATCATACGACCCGGACGAACTAAACGGGCAAATTGAAAGCTTAACGCAACGCGCTGACGCAATTATGTCAAGTGCAAACGGATTAAAAAAATGGATTACTATTTAAAAAACGGTTATAAGGTATTCACAGAAGAATATCATTTAAAAAGGGGGTATTGCTGCAAAAATGGTTGTCGGCATTGTCCTTATCAGAAAAAAGACTTAACTTTGAATTATGAAATGGAACGAACTGACCCTTTGGCAATACCAACAATTGATGCCAATAATAACAAACCCGAATAAGGATTGGACAGAATTGGACAAGGAAGTTAAATTATTGTGCATTATCACAGGTTTAACCGAATATCAAATTGACAGTTTAGGCATTGAAGACTTAAAAGAATTGCGAAAAGATTTGGCTTTTTTAGACGAACCAATTGAAGGGAAGCCGGTTGACTATATTACAATTAATGGCAAACGATACCGTATGAATTACGACATTAAAAATATGCCGTCAGCGCGTTATATTGAAAGCAAGGTATTTAGCAAAGACACGTTGGGAAATTTACACAAAATAGCTGCGTCAATGGTAATCCCGCAGAAAAAAAATTGGTACGGCAAATGGATTGACGATAAGTATGACGCAAGTAAACACGAAGAATACGCTGCGGATATGCAGGAAGCGAATTTTATACACGTTTATCATTCGTTGGTTTTTTTTTATCAAGTTTACAGAAATTGGATAGAAGTTACGCGGGATTATATGAAAACGGAAATGACGACGGCGGGGATGACGACGGAACAAGCGGATTCGGTGTTGTTGCTTTTATGCGAATCTACGGGTGGCATTATACCGCCAAACTTGTTGCCGAACACGAAAATATTAGAACTTCGGAAGCTTTTGAAATGAAGACCATTGAATTTTTGAATACAATGGCGTACCTGAAGTCAAAAAATGCTTACGACCGGGAACAGGCGAAGCGCATTAAATAAGGAAGTTGTGTTTTTTTATTGAAATAAGCGAAATTACCCTGTGTTTTTACACGGGGTTTTTTCTGTGGTATTTAGAACCATTTTATCTATTTAATGGTATGAGTGAAGCCAAAGCACAGGCAAAAGCATTAAAGGAAGGTTTTTTAAAAACAATCGGTGACCAATATAACGTTATTGACCCGACTGAATTTCCTGTTGCCGAACAAATGCTTATTTTCTACGGTAAACAATTTAACGACGAAGTACAAAAAAACCTAAATAAAAGCGGTTCAATTGCTTCAGGTAAAATTGGCGATTTGGTTGTACCAAAGGTCACAAAATTTGGCAATGATTATGAAATGTGGTTGGGTTACGACAAAAATAACCCGGCTTCAGTTTATTACAAATATATAAATAAAGGGGTTAAGGGTGTTGGTGGCGAAAATGCACGACCAAAAAAAGTTTCTTCAGATTCACCATACCAATACAAAACGCCATTCCCAAATAAAAAAATGGCAACGTCAATATTGCAATGGTACAGATTAGGGAAGGCAAAGACGACAAACGAAACGCAGACAAAGAAATTAAGCAAGACCCAAAGGAAAAGCAAAAAACTTAAACAAGCGGTGAACAAAGCGACTTCATTAAAAGCTTTAGCATACGCAACCGCTTCAGCAATCAAAAGGGACGGTTTAAAAACGACTTCTTATTTTGACAATGCAGTTAAGACGGTATTTAATAAGGACTTTTTTACGACAATGGCAGAAGCTTTTGGCGGCGACGTTCAATTACAAATTAGACAAATTGGAAATAAAATAGAATCAAGCAATGGCAATAACAATAAATAGTCAACCGGCTACGTTCCCGAGTATGCACGACGACCTTTGGTTTGTGGCTTCTTCAACAAATGTTGGGGTTACAAACTTTAAATTCGTGTACGATATTTACATTAATGGCGCACAGGTTAGCCGAAATAAGGTATTCCCTTCACCTTCAGCCGACGGAAGTTATGGCGTATTTAATGCGTCGCCAATGGTTCGTGCATACGTGACCAATTACTTTGAACCTTCAGGTACGACGGTTTTAATGGCTTCAAATAACAAAATAAAGGTGGATTATCAGGTTCGTATTGGCGAAGAAGTAAGTGGTGCGGTTATTGGTAATTTGGCTTCAGGTTCTTATTCAGCGTACAATTATTACGCGCCATTGTTCGGTGACATATTTACAGAAAACGGCGACATTCCTTTGGTATTGTCAAATTACTATGATAATTTATTAATTGAGAATTACACGGACGATTGGTTAAGTGACCGCGACAATTCAGATATTCCAATTGAATACGGCGACCAATTTTTTATTACATTTTTAAAAATTACCGGCGGTTCGTATAAACTTTGGGTTCAACCTACAAACGAAGACGGAACTTTTGGGACTGCGGTTAGTGGTGACCTTACAATGGCGGGACAATTTAACCTGTTCAATTTTCAGGCTGCGGCAATTAATGCGTGGGCGGGGTCAGATATTATAACCCAAAATACTTACGGGTACAACGTTTATATTACATTGGGCGCGGCGGTTACAAGGACGCTGAAATTCAGACAAGTTTGCAACCCTAAATACAGACAATACAACCTTCATTTTCTTAACAGGTTGGGCGGATATGATACAATGGCGTTCAGGTTGGTAAACAAGCGACGCAGCGAATTTAACCGTGCTTCATATAGACGAAACCCGTACCAATTGTCAGGCGGTCAAATGACTAACATTGATGCGTATAACAAATACAATGAAACGACATACAACTTCGCGATTGAACATACGGATTATTATATGTTGACAAGCGATTGGGTTAATGATATGGATTATGCGTGGTTGGCGCAATTAATAGCGTCACCGATTGTTTATATGGAAGTGCAAGGCGCTTTTTTCCCTGTTACAATTAGAAACACGAATTACCAATATAAATATAAGGTTTCTGACGGCTTATTTAATTTTGATTTAGAAGTTGAAATTGGTAAATATTTAAACAGTCAATACAGATAATGATTAGAACCGAAATTTATATTGAAGACAACGTTATTGATTTAATCAAGGATATTGGAACGGATTTCACGTACACGATTGACGACGTGCGCGACTTTGGAAGCCGTAATACGTCTTTTAGCCGTACAATTTCAATACCTGCAACTGCAAAGAACAATCAAATATTGGGTTTTGCTTTTGATTTAGGAATGGCGCACGAACACAATATGGATTTACCTAACGTTGCGACAAACTTTACACCGTCACAGGCGGCAAAGTGCGAAGTCTATATTGACAAAATACAGATATTTAAGGGCGTTATTAGAATCCTTGAAATTGTTATGAATAAAGGTGTAATTGAATATCAATGCGCCGTATTTGGTGAATTAGGTGGGTTTATTACAGAATTAGGAAATAAGCGTTTAGAAGATTTGGATTTTAGCGAATACAACCATACGTGGAATGTAACTACAATTCAAAACAGTTGGGACACAATAAATGGTTCAGGTTATTATTATCCATTGATTGATTACGGCGACGTTTCAACAGGTAAGGACGATTTCCACGTTTCAGCATTTAGACCGGCATTATATGTAAAGGAATATATTGAAAAGATATTTGAAGGTACTTCGTACAGTTTAAATTGCGATTTCTTTAATACAGACTTTTTTAAGAAACTAATAATTCCAAACAATAGTCAGGGAATACAGGGTACGAATGACAGATTTATATTAGGCACGATTAATGCAACAAAAACAATTTTAAACAGTAATACACCAACGGCGCGAAATGCAAATTTGTCTTTTGATTCTACGACTTTACTTAATTTCACAGAAAATGCAGGAAAAAGCATTTTTACTTATACTGACGGCACAAAGACAGTTAATGCATTGGCTTCAATAACGGGTATTTATCAAACTGACGCCGCTTCGTCTATTACTGCGACTTTATATGTTGCCGGTGTTGCGGTTCAGACTTTGACAGTAAATACATTTTCAGCAAATAATCCTTTTACATTCAATTTTGATTGGACAGGCGCAATTGCTAACACGAATCAAGTGCGTATTGAATTAAGCGTTCCGATTACGGCAAATACTTATATTGTAAACGTATCAAGTGCGAACTTTACATTTACTCAATTGGCTGCGCAGTTGACTTCAGTTGCTTATAATGGTACTGTTTCAATGAATGCTAATTTACCAAAGGGTATATTCCAAAAAGACTTCTTTTTGTCAGTTTGTAAAATGTTCAATTTGTACGTTTATCAGGATAACATAAACGACAAACAAATAAATATTGCGCCATATATTGACTTTTATTCTGACGCAGTAACTAATTCAATTGATTGGTCACAAAAGATTGACACAGGTTCAACAATGTCAATTAAACCAATGTCACAGTTGAATGCGCGTTATTATGCGTATAAATACACAGACGATTCGGATTATTACAATGAAAACTATAAAAAGAAGTACGGTCAATCATACGGCGATTTTATTTATGATTCTGAATTTGATTTTGTAAAGGACACGGCTTCAACACAGATTATTTTTGCGCCAACTGTAATTGTTTTACATTCAGGACAAGACAAATACCATAGTTCAATTTATAAATTGTCAAATAATAATACAACTGAAGACCCTATGGATTCAGTAATTCGTATTTTAATGGCAAAGAAAATAACAGGTGTTTCAAGTTGGAAAATACAAGAAGACGGCGGCGGAACTTTGGCAACAATAACAACTTACGGTTATGCGGGACATTTAGACGACCCGGCAAACCCGACTGTTGATTTGAATTTTGGCGCACCAAAAGAATTGCAATTTCCTGCGTCTATTTATCCGACAAATAATTTATTCAATACGTACAATAAACCGTACATTTTGGAAATTACAGATATGGAATCAAAGTTATTGAGTTGTCGCGTTTATTTAACTGCGGTTGACATTTACAATTTGGATTTTAGCAAATATATTTGGATTAATGGCGTATTATTTAGATTAAATAAAATTGAATCTTACGACCCAACGGATTATAATACAACACAGGTTAATTTATTAAAAGTAATAAACACTAATTAATGGCAGAAGAAACTATTGGTATAAAGGTCACCACAGACACCGCACAGGCGACACAGGACGTCCAAAAATTAGATAATGCATTTGAAGCTACTGACCAAACGGTTAAAGGTTTAAGAACGCAATTAAGGGAAGCAACTGCAAATGTTGCTTTAATGGCTGACAAGTTTGGTGCGACTTCAAAAGAAGCTATTAACGCGGCTAAACGTGCGGCTGACTTAAAAGACAGAATTGGCGACGCGAAGGCGTTGACAGATGCGTTTAATCCTGACGCCAAATTTAAGGCGGTTGCTTCTTCATTGGCAGGTGTTGCAGGTGGATTTAGTGCGCTTCAGGGTGCAATGGCATTGTTTGGCAATGAGAATAAAGACGTTGAACAGGCTTTATTGAAGGTGAATGCTGCAATGGCATTGTCGCAAGGTTTACAGGCGGTTGGTGAAAGCGTGGATTCATTCAGACAATTAGGTGCGGTTATTAAAAGTACAACAGTATTTCAAGAATTAAATAACGCAGCAACTAAAACGGCGGCGGTTGTGCAACGTGCTTTTGGCGTATCGGTTGAAACGACTTCAAAAGGATTTAACGTTTTAAAAGGTGCTATTGTGGCAACCGGTATTGGTGCTTTGGTTGTTGCTTTAGGATTAGTTATAAATAATTTTGATGCGATTTCAAATTGGATTAAAAACAGTCCTTTGGGAAGTTTGGCAAAGGGTGTTGGTAATTTAGTAACCCAATTTACAGACTTTATTGGGGTTACAAGTGAAGCGGAACGTAATTTAAACAAATTATCAGTTGCAAATGCAAGGGCAAATCAAGATATTGAAAACCGTATTAAAGTATTAAAGGCGCAAGGCGGGTCAGAAAAGGAAATTTACGATTTAAGCCAACAACGTGTAAACAACGAATTAAATGTTTTACGCGAAAGTTTAAAAACTAAAGGCAAATTAACAGAAGAAGAATATAAACAATTCAGTAATTTAAAGACTGAACAATTAGTTTTAACGGCTGAATTTAATAAAAAGACGGCTGACGCTGCGGCAAAAGCGGCTGAAGATGCTAAAAAGAAACGTGACGAGGCGATTCAAGAAGAAAAAAAGAAACGTGACGAAGCAAATAAACAAGCCATTGAAGATAAAAAGACGGCTGACAAAATGCTTTTGGATTTACAAAATGAAAAGGCATTGGCTGAAATTACTTCAGAAGAAGAAAAGGCAAAGAAACAGGCTGAAATAAATATGAAAGCGCGTGTTGCTGAAATTGACGCTTTAAATATTGACACAAAAACAAAGAACGAATTAAAAAAGGCAACTGAAGAAGCTTATCAATTAGAAGTAAAAACGATTGACGATAAAATAAAAGCTGACCGCGCTGAAAAGGATAAAAAGTTTGAAGAAGAATTACAATCAACATTATCAGAAACGCGTATTGCTAAATTAAAGGAAGGCAAAGAAAAGGAAATTACTGCATTGGAAGAAGCTTTAGTTGCTGAAACTAAAAAGGTACTTGATAACGCGGATTACACAGAAGAACAGAAGGGTTTAATGGTTGCGGCTTTACGTGAAAAATATGGCGCTGAAGTTGCTGAAATTGACGCTAAATATCTAAAAGAAGCTGACGACAAAGAACAGGAACGTTTAGATTCTATTATTAATAATGAAAACCTTTCATACGCAGCAAGGAAGCAAGGTGTTGATGATGCTTTGGCATTAAATAAAAAGCTTTATAAAGAAGGTAAAATTGATGCGGACGCATATAATAAAACAGAAAAAGAATTAAGCGACGCAAGGGTTGAAATTAGTAAAAAAGAAGCGGCTGCACGTGCGGAAAATGCACAAAAGATTAGTGCGACATTAAAAAATGCTGCAAAGGCGATTGGTGAACATACAGTTGCCGGTAAGGCGGCTGCAATTGCTGCAACAACTATTGATACTTATATGTCAGCAACGGCGGCATTTAAGTCTTTGGCGGGAATTCCTGTTGTCGGTCCGGTTTTGGGTGCGGTTGCTGCGGCGGCTGCAATTGTTGCGGGTTTAAAAAACGTAAAATCCATTTTAGCGGTAAAAGCGCCTGAAATTCCGGGCGGTTCTTCTGAACCCGGATTTGTTAATATTCCTTCACCGGGCGCACCTGCAACGGGCGGTGGTGCAATGCCGTCTTTGGGTGGTGGTGGCGCAATGCCTTCTTTAGGCGGTGGCGGGACGCCTTCTTTAGGTGGTGGCGGCGGTGGAATTGGTGACGGTGGTGGCGGTCAAACTATTCGTGCTTACGTTGTTGAACGCGATATTTCAGACGCACAAAGCCGTGACGCCGAAATACAAAACAGGGCAAGATTTGAATAAACGATAAATATTAAAAATTAAACTATTTAGTGTTATGAATACAGATTTACCAATTTTTATGTTGGATATTACAGAAGACATAAACGACGACGCACAGGTTGATTTTATTGCATTGGTTGACCGTCCGGCAATCCAAAAGAATTGGAACGCATTTAATAAAAGCCAAAAATTTGAAATTGCAAATGAAGACCGTCGTATTATTAGTGGTGCTATTATGTTGGCTGACAGTCCTATTTTTCGCAGCGATAGTACATACGGCGATTATTATGTTGCTTTTAGTAAAGACACTATTCTTAAGATTGTTCAGAAGTTTTTTAAGAAAGGTTTTCAAAGTAACGTCAATTTAATGCACGATTCAAACGCACAATTTGAAGGCGTTACATTATTTGAAAGCTTTATTTCAGACCCTTCGCGTGGCATTATGCCAATGAAAGGATTTGAAGACGCGCCTGTTGGAAGTTGGTTCGGGTCAATGATTGTTGACAACGAAGAAGCGTGGCAAAAGGTTAAAAATGGCGAAATTGCCGGGTTCAGCGTTGAAGGATTATTTAACTACAAACCACGTGAAGTAAATAAAGTTGCTTCAATGGTTGAGGAAATTCAAAAAATATTGTCACAGGTTAAGTGGTAAACATTTTATTTTTTAACTATATAATAAAAAAAGTATGAACGCACAGGAAGCGATTTTAAAAATTAAGGCATTGTTTGAAGACAATGTTGCGCCTGTTGAAGTTGAAGCTGAAGTTGCACCAATGGTTGAAGAAACAAAGGTGGAAATGGCAGAATATTCTTTAATGGACGGGACTAAAGTTGAAATTTCAGCTTTAGAAATTGGCGGTTCAGTTACATTGGCAGACGGTACAACCGCACCAATGGGCGAACACGAATTAATGGACGGTACAGAAATTACTTTGGACGAAAACGGTATTATTATCGCAATTGAAACTAAAGTTGAAGAAGTTTTACCGGAAGTTGACACAGAAGTTGAAGCTTCAAAAGAAGAAGACAAAAAAATGGCTGAAATGGCTGAACAATTTGAAGCAAAATTTGCTGAATTGGTTGAAGCTAAAGAAGCGGCTGAATTAAGAGTTTTGGAATTAGAAAATAAAGTTAAGCAAGGATTTGCACAGGTAGCCGAACTAATTGAGGCGCTTTCAAATACACCAAGCGCAGACCCAATTCAAAAGCCAAACGGATTTTCTGAATTTGTATCTAACAAAGATATTAAAGAAGAAAGATTGAGCAAATATAGACAAGCATTATTAAACAATTAAAATTAGATAACAATGGGATTTAATGTATCAGCATTAGCAAACTATACAGAACAAAATGCAGCACTTTTAGTGACTTCTTCTGTATTAGGTGCAAAAACTGCAACTTTAATTAAAAGTGCAGGTAACGTTATGGTTGGCGTAAAGTCTTCTGAAACGATTAATATTATGGACACAGACGCAATATTTCAAAGCGGTGGAAGCTGCGGATTTACTGCTTCAGGTTCAACAACTTTCACACAAAGAACTGTGACTGTTGGAAAAATTAAAGTAAACGAAGCTTTATGTCCTAAAGATTTAGAAGCGAAGTATTTACAAAAAGCATTGCCAACAGGTTCAATGTACGATTCAATTCCTTTTGAGCAAGAATTCGCAGATAAAAAAGCGAAAACAATTGCTGCACAATTGGAAACTTCTTTATGGCAAGGTGACACAGATTCAGTAAACGTTAACTTAAACAAGTTTGACGGTTTAGTAAAATTAATCGGTGCTGCTTCAGGTGTTGTTGCTGCTAACGCTTCAACTTTTATTTCAGGTGCGCCATTAAGTTCAATTACTGCTGCTAACGTTATCAGCATTTTTGACGGTGTTTACGCTGCAATTCCTGCTAAAGTTGTTGCTGCTGACGATATGACAATTTTCTGTGGTCAGGATTTGTTCAGAACTTACACTATTGCTTTAAAGAACGCAAACAGTTTCCATTATTCAGTTGATGCGAAAGCAGACGGTGAATTTGTTTTACCGGGTACAATGATTAAGGTAATTGCAGTTGCAGGTTTGAACGGTACTAACAAAGTTTACGCTACACGTTTGAGCAACTTATTTATCGGTACAGACTTATTGAACGAAGAAGAAAAATTTGAAATTTTCTACGCTAAAGAAGCTGACCAAGTACGTTTTGTTTCTGAATTCAAAATGGGTGTGAATTTCGCATTCCCTGACGAAATGGTAAGATTCGTATTAGCTTAATTAATAGGGGGGGTGAAATATCCCCCCAATTTTGTAAAATTTAAAAATTTAAAAATATGCCGTGCGCACTAACACAGGGTTACACTTTAGACTGTCGCGATAGTTTAGGCGGGATTGTTGAGGTATATTTTACTGAAGCTGCAAACGTAACAACTACAACTGAAGCAAGTGGTGTAATAACTGCTTTAACTAAAGCTGCGGGAAAACGTTTTTGGAAATATGCTTTGGTAAAAGATACTTCAATGTTTAACCAAACTTTGAATGCATCCGTTGCAAACGGAACTGTATTCTATGCACAGGAATTGCAGATTATCCTTAACAAATTACAGACTAACACACGAAACGAATTGTTGTTGTTAGCACAGAATTCTTTGGTTGCAGTTGCAAAAGATAGCAATGGAATTTATTGGTATTTAGGAAAAACACGTGGTATTGATATGACTGCAAATGCAGCTTCAACCGGTACTGCGCAAGGTGACAGAAGCGGATTCACTTTAACTTTCACAGGTTCAGAACCTGCGTTAGCGCCAAGCGTTTCTTCAGTTGTTGCTTTAGCTTTAGAAACACCGGGTTCTTAACAACTTTGTTTTTCATAGGTTTATAGGTTTGCCGCCGTTCGTTAATTCGTTCGGCGGTTTTTTTTGTGTTATATAGTAAAGCAAAAACTTTACTAAAAATTGCATAAAGTAAAGGCAAAACTTTACATATTAGGCTTATTTGTCCTTTATATGCAACAAATTGCATTTCCTGCTATATATACGTATATGATTAGGTTAACAAAGGGTGCAACCCAAAGCATAATTTTAACACTAACTGAAAAACAGTTATTGACAAACCCAAATTACTTATTTGTTTTCACGAATAGAAGTGCCAATACAGAAGTAAAGTTTGTTTTATTAAATGCTGCGGATATTAGCCAATACAAAGACCGTTACAATGAATTTAGCATTGTGACGAATACCAACTTTGGAACTGCGTTAAATGGTCAATATGATTATGAAATTTACGAGCAAACAAGTACAAGCAACACCAACCCGACCGGCTTAAATATGGTTGAATCAGGGATAATGGAATTGGTTGGAACGCCTTTTGAATTTACGGAATACCAAACAACAGACACTTATAAAATAAGACAATAATGGATTTACGAGTATTAACATTTGCAGAAGCACGTCAGCCTGAATTCAAAGAAAAGAAGGGTGAAGGTTATATTCAGTACGGCGACCGCAATGATTACCCTAATTATTTGGTTGACCTATTTAATAAGTCGGCTAAACATAACGCCATTGTCAAAAGCAAGGTGCATTATATAACTGCAAACGGTTGGAAGGGAAGTCCTGAAGCTGAAACTTTTATTGAAAAGGTTAACAGAATGGAATCTTTGGACGAACTAACAAGGAAGGTTAGTTTGGACGTTGAATTGTTTGGTGGATATTATTTGGAAATTATTTGGTCAGTTACAAAACAATTGGCTGAAATTTGGCATTTGGATTATACAAAAGTTCGTACAAATAAAGACAATACGCAATTTTGGTACAAAGAAAATTGGAGTGACAGAAACGAAAAACAAATGGTTTATGCAGCGTTTAATCCTGCAAACCCTGTTGGCAAACAAATACTTTATGTAAAGGAATACCGCCCTAATATGGGTATTTATAGTTTACCGGGTTACTTTGGCGCGTTAAATTACATTGAATCAGATATTGAAATATCTAAACACGTATTAGGTAACGCACAGACAGGATTCAGTGCAAGTAAGTTAATTACTTTGCCTAACGGTGAACCTTCAGACGAAGAAAAGCGCAATATTGAAAAGCGTTTTTCAAATAGATTTAGCGGTTCAGACGGTAAAAAGTTTATTTTGGCATTCGTTAACGATTCAGCGCGTAAGCCAATTATTGACGATTTAGGTGCGTCAGATATTACAAAAGAAGATTTTAACCGTGTGGATTCTTTGATTCAAACGAATATATTTAGTGGTCACCAAATTACAACGCCTTCAATCTTTGGTATTGCTGAAGCGGGTAAATTAGGTTCACGTTCTGAAATGCGCGACGGTTACGAAATATTTAAAAATACTTACGTTAATAGTAAGCAAATGCACCTTGAAAGTGTATTTAATATGTTGGCTAAATTTAGAGGCGTACAAAACCCTGAATTAAGCATTATACCAACAGAACCAATTGGGTTTGAATTCACAGAAAACTTATTGAAGGAAATTGCACCTAAAGAATGGTTACTTGAAAAGGCGGGAATTGATATGTCTAAATATCAAGCACCTGAAGACACAGTTCCGGTTGTGCAGTCAGCGCAATTTGCAGACGATTTCAGCGCCTTTTATGATTTTGGTGAAGCAAAGGACGGATTCAATGTTTGGAAGCAAAAAACACGCTTTAACGACGATTCAGAATACCAAATGTTTGCAGAAGTTAGTCAATTACAGGCAAACGTATTGGATTTAATTTCAAAGGACAAAAGAATAACGCCTGAAGTATTGGCAACAACACTTGACCAAAATGTTGACACAATCAATTCTGTAATTAAAACATTGGTTGAAAATGGTTACGTTCAAATTAATGAATATGCAATTGGCGAAGGAATTGATGAAAATATAATTATTGAACATACGCTTACAGAACCATTAAACGAAATATTGGTAAAAGTTCAGCCGACAACAAAGGAATTATTAATTCGCTATTCTTACGAATGGAAGCAAGGATTTAATAATACAGATAAAAAGACAAGCCGCCCGTTCTGTGTTGCTTTATTGGACGCGGGTAAAATGTATTCACGTTCTGAAATTGAGCAAATAAGCGCACGTTTAGGATATTCCGTTTGGGATAGGGGTGGCGGTTGGTACACAGTACCGGGAACTGACAAACACGAACCAAGTTGCAGACACCAATGGGTTTCAAACATAGTAACACGAAAATAAAATGAGCAAAAACACGTTATTTATATCAGTACAGTCAATAAAGGACAGAACCGGGTTACACGCGAACGTGGACGAAAAATTGGTTTTACCGGAAATTAAAACCGCGCAAGATATGTATATTTTACCGGCTTTAGGTTCGGCGCTTTATAACGAATTACAGGACGCAGTTGATGCAAACGCATTTACTGCATTGCAGACAACATTATTAGATGATTACATTGTGGATTGTTTGATTTATTATGTTATGTCTGAATTACCGCAAGGTTTATCATATCAGTTTTACAATAAGGGTTTAATTAGAAAAACAGGCGAAAATCAGGAATCCCCTTCAATGCAGGATATGATTGACATTGCCAACAGGTATCAAGCACGTGCGGAATTCTATAAACAAAGACTAATTAAATACCTAAAGCAAAACAATGCTTTGTACCCTAATTATTTAAACTTTGGTTCAGGCATTGATTCAATCAAACCTGACAACGAAGGTTACACGGTTTCAATGTGGTTGGGTGACAATGGTTGTTGTGGTGACGGTTGGGACGGACAAAGTAAAAAGACCTTTGAAGAACGTTATCAGGGAAATATTGGTTGTTGCTAAAATATGAGTAAACAAGTAAACATTAAAAACCAAAATAAGCTTAAAGTTTATTTGGCAAAAGAAAAAAAGAATGACATTAAACCAAATAGTCAAAGAACTGACAACGATAGGAAAC